TTGTCCTCGGTCACTTCGGTTCGCGCCGATGCTTCGCCCCGGCGCCCTCCTGGTGAGCGTAGCCGTCGTCGCCGTCGTCCGCGTCGGGCCGGTCCTCCACGTCGGCCTCGCCGGGATCCCGGCCGTGGGCACGGTCGAACGACGGGATGCGGGCGGCGATGCCCGCGTCGGGCCGGGTGATGTGGGGGAAGTTCGTCTTGTACTGGGCGACGATGTCCTTCTTGGACAGCCCGCTCCGCCTGGCCATGGCGAGGAAGTCGTCCTCCTCCTTGGTCCAGCGCGGACGCTGCTTCTTCTGCTCCTGATCCTGCTCCATGGCGACTCCTTCTGCGGCTACGAGAGGATGACAGAGGGGGGTATGGCCATGTTTTTGCCGCCCACATTCTGCCATTAGCTGACCGTCTAGCACCTCTCATTTGACCGGGAAAGCTAAGATTGTCAAGGGTTGTTGGTATGAGATGACGATTTCCACCCTACAAGAATGGAAAATGGTCATGGTCTCATTTGACCGTGGTGTGATGGTGGAAGGGTGCTGCACCACCATGGTTGGTGGTGTTCCCACCAAGGGTGAAGGCGCTTCGACCTGGGAACTTCTCCCTCTACAGGTGGAAGCTCTCTTCGGGCGCGCGGCCGTTCCCTATCACACGGCGGTCTGGTGTCTGGCCGTGTTCGAGCGAGGCATCACTCGGGGTCGTTGGGCTCGCCGATCATGTCCTCGCCGTTGTAGGGCTTGGTGGACTCGGCGTGCCGGACGACCACGTCGGTCACTCCCTCGAACCCGGCGATGTCGGCCCGGTGGCCCTCCGCCTCCTCGGGCGAGTAGGGGCCGGCCTTGTGGGCGACTCCCCCGACCATGTAGTGGACCCAGAGCTGCTCTCCCATCGGGACCTCCTTCTGCGGCTCGGCCGCGGCGATGGTCATGTCGAGCTGGATGAACTCGACCGGGGCGGCTTCGACCCTCTCCACGACGATGGTCTCGACCTTCTCGCCGAAGACGGCGGGGTTGCCGGCGAGGAACCCGTGCGGCGGCGGACCGGCCATCCTGACCCGGTCGAGGAACCTCTGGCGCCTGAGCCGGCGCATGTGGACCACGTGGGTCTCCGTGTTCATGCCCGGCTGGGTCACGATGTGGATGTCGAGGTTGTCGGTCCCCTCGATGACCTCGACCCTCTCATCGACCGGCGCGGTGAGTGGGCGCCCGTGCCTCGGCCCGAGGTGCTCGTCCGGCACCTTGAGCGACCTGCACAGGTCCATCATGAGAGCGTCCATCAGTTCGGCGATCGCTCCGTCCGTGTGCAGGACCTTGATCTCCGGATCGGGGCGCCGGATCTCGTCCTCCCACATCGCGCCCTGCATCCCGCTCGGCAGGCGGCAGAGGACGGCCTTCCGGTTCGGCACCGCGGACTCGCACGGCATGACCATGTGCGTCGGCCCCTTGGCGACGGCGAGACGATGGCGCGCGCGGTCGAGCGCTTCCTCGGCTGCCCTCAGCTCCGCCATCGCGGCCTGTTGCTCCTCGGACAGCTCCATCGCGCGCTCCTGGCCCCGGGGCCAGATCAGGTGGTCGGCAGGTCGAGCTTGAGGTCGCAGACCGAGCAGTGGGCCTCCGCCAGCCCCTTCCTCACGTCCTGCGTGGTGCCGCACGTCCGGCACTTCACGCGCACCACTTCGACCGGCTTGCCCTGCTTCGTCGCCTTGACCTTGCTCATGTTCTCCACATCTTACGGTGTCAGATGCGTCCGTCAAGCTGAACGTCGATGTCCTGGCTCTTGCCTCGGTTCAGTTCGTCCCGAAGCGTCGCAACGGCCAGGTCGGCGGCCTCTGGCGATGTGCCTTGGTCCGGCGCGACGATGACGAGCTTCTCCCGGATCGAGACGATCCGAAGACCGCGCCGCTCGGCCAGCTTGGTGATGATCATGCGCGACAGCGGGTTCGTGATCTCGGTCATGGGCGATCACCGCGCATGGCCTTCGAGATGCGCTCCCGGTAGCGGTGGTCTGGCTCGGCGAACATGCGCTTGACCCCGCAGCTCTCGCCGAGTCGATCGAGGTTCTCCCCTCGCAGGTGCCACTGCTTCTCGTCCTGCCTCCGCAGGAACGCGAAGAAGCCCATGAGGCTCGTGAGCGCGATCGACGCGACCAGCGCGACCGATGCCACCTGGAAGGCGATGACGGCGAAGACCGGAACCAGGGCGCCCACCGCCATGATCCCCAAGAGCCCGGTGGCGATGGAGCTGGCGAGAAGAAGAAAGCATCCGATCTGCTCAGACGGGCTCGGTCCGTTTGACTTCGACATCGTGCTCCAGCCTCTCGGCCCAGTATGCCGCGTGTGCCACGTGGTCGTACGCCGGGATGCCCGCACGGTCGAGGTACCTGCGCAGCGCGTCCCTTCCCTCGTTCCAGAGCACCGCTGCCCACTGCATCGCGATGGGAAGAGGGATCATGCCCACCGGCAGGCCCGCCTCTTCGGCGGCGCGCGCGGTGTGGATGTAGACGTGCCGGAACGCCGGGCGGTGGTCCGCGCGCTTCACGGTCAGATCCGTCGCCTCGGGCCGGCAGTTGTCGGCCGTGTCGAGGGCGACGAGCGTCCGACACTGGAACGGCCGACGCTCGTAGACCGCGCAGTCGTTCGCGTCGGTCAGGAAGACGCACCGCTGCCCCGTCTTGAACCACTGGCGCGAGGTCATGCCGCGACCGATCGCGAGCGCCTGGGCGTCGCACCACTGGCTCACTCTGGAGACCAGGAACCTGTTCTCCATGGCGGCGAGGTAGAGGTCGAACGCCTCCGGCATCGTGACGGTCACGAGCTGGTGGCAGCAGTGCGCGCACCCCTTCCGGCACGCCACCTTCTCACCCAGGTCCGCCTCGATCTTGAGCGGGTGGAACGCGTGGTCGATCGTGTCTCTCACGACCGGCAGCTTTCGCACCGCCCGCCTGAGGCTGCTCCGCTCGCTCATCTCGGCCTCATGAGCCACGCGACGAACGCGTCGTTGGTCAGCGCCTTGTGCCTGGCGGTCTGGATGGTCGCGATCACCTTCTCCGCGGAGCCCCATCCGGTCTGGATCAGGTGCTCGGCGATGACGATGCCCGACCTGTTGCGGCCCGCGGCGCGAACGTCGGGCGCCATCTCGGCGTAGCCCTCGATCCAGCCGGCGACATCGGGATGCAGCCTCTTCCGTGTCTCGTCCGGCAGCTTGAACCCCTCGTCGTCCATCATTGGCTCTCCAGGAGGTCGAGGGCTTCCCACCTCTCGACGTACTCTCGAATGTCCTCGCAGGCTTGGCACTGCGCCACGCGCTGCTCCTCGCAGCGAATCACTTCGCGCTCCACGCTCTCGGTCCACCCCTGGGAGTAGCCGTCGTTGAACACGACCCAGTAGTTCGCTGCCGATGCGGCGAAGCCGAACACGATCCCCAACAGGATCGCCACTGCGTCGCGCCTGGTCATCGGCTCTCCGGCTTCACGAGCAGCTCGAACATCTGCTCGAAGTCCACCGCGGTGACCATGCGCGCGCCCGCCAGCTCCCACCGAAAGTGGGGGCTCCGATCGCTCGGCTTGGTGAGCCAGTAGAACGGCTTCTGGCCTCCGTGCTCCAGCCACGCGCGGCCCGCCGGTCCCCAGTACGCGGCCCACCCCTTCCACTCCTCGGCGTGCTCGGGCCGAAGGAACGGGATCGGGTCGAGCAGACGGACGCGCGGGACCGGGAGCTTGTCGTTCGCAGCGCGGACGATGACTCCGACGTTCCTGGTCTCTCCGCGCAGATCGTCGGCGATGTATCTCGCCAAATACCATTGGTGCTCCACCGGAGGCGGCGTCATCGCACGACTCCGGTGGCGATCTTGACGAGTTGGCCGTGTGAGATGCCGTAGCGCTTCGCCATCGATCGGACGCCATCGGAGCGGTTCGGGTACTCGGCCCTGATCCGATCCACGTCGGCGTCGGACAGCTTCGCTCGCGGGTGTGTCTCACCTGGATGCGAGAGGCGCGCCGTCCCTGCGTCGATCGCGTCCTGGAGGTTCTCTCGAACGGTACCGATCACCAGGTGCGCCGGATTGCAGCACGGCGGGTTGTTGCACGTGTGCCGGACGACCATACCGTCAGGCACCGCTTGCTGGTCCGTGATGGCGCGGACAGCGATGTGCGTGTAGCGCATTTTCCCATCGAACCGGATCTGGCCATAGCCTCCGCGTGTCTCTCGCGGGCCATGCTTCCCGGTACGCCCGCGCTTCCACGGCCAGCACTCGTCCGGACCTCGACGATCCACTCCGGCCCAGAGCTTCTCGATGAAGCTGGGGGCCAGGAACCACTGGTGCTCGACAGGCGGACCGCTCATCGCCGCTCCATCGGGATGATGTCGTCGAGCGTGTGACACGCGGTGCAGATCACATCTCCGCCGGTGGACTTCTCCGGCGCGAAGACCGGCGTGATCGCGAGGGTGACGTGGAACCCGTGCTTGCAGCCTTGGTAGTTGCAGATCGGGCGCTGGCACCTGGAGCACTTGCCCGTGATCGGGTGAGCATTCGAGCAGAACCCGGCGGCCTTGAGGCAGGCGCCGCACCACCGGTTTCCTTCCTTCATCCGGTTGGACCCGAACGCCGCGAGATAGTGATCCAACTCGGCGACGAACGCGCCCTCCGAATCGGTGCCGCAGAGCGGCTTCTGATCGTCGTCGTCCGGCTTGCAGACGTGGACGACCTGGTCGGCGAACGGCGCCTCGATGACGTTGCTCATCGGTCCCTCGGGTTGGCCTGGAGCCAGGCTTCCTCCAGCTCGGCGTCGGCGAACGGTTCCACCCTCGACGCGGTCTCCCACCTGGCGTCCACGAACCACTGCGACGCGAGGTAGGCCCAGGCCGCCTCCTTGTGCTCGTGCTTGATGTCGCGGGCGCCGATCAGCACCTCCAGCGCGCGCCACGCTTCCGCAGCGACGACGCCCTTCTCCTTGTTGGGCAGCAGGCCGAACCGCTTCCAGTCCATGCCCGGCTCCATGCCGAAGCAGGCGTCGAAGAGTCGGTTCCAGCGCGTCCTGCCGCTCGACCTGAGCGTCCCGAACCCCTCCGGGATCTGATCCCATCCTGGGATCGATCCTTTCAGCGCCGAGGTGGTCGGGAACGCGCGATCGGCATCGCAAACGATGGGCACAGGGATCATGTTGGTCTCACGAGTAGTCCGGCTGGGGGAACCAGTCGGGGAAGAGAGGCTCGAACCTCGCGTGCTCGGCTGGCGAGCAGCTCGACGACGCGCACGTTCCGCGAACGCGGTAGATGGTGACGACCTTGGCCCAGTGCGCGACCGGCTTGTAGGAGCGCCTCCACGAGAACGCGACCCAGTTCCCGTACGGGAGATCGCCGTCGAGCGACCCGAAGATCGGACGGAAGACGACTCCCCACGGCTCGATGACCGGAGGACCATCCGGTACAGGGTCGTTCCAGATCTCCGGCTCGCGAGAGACGATCTGGAAGATCGCCGACTGGTTCTCGCGCCTGGCGTAGGTGTCCAGCGTCACGCGCCGGACCATGTCCGCCAGCTCCTTGGATGCCTCCGCCTGCCTGACCGCGTCGGCCAGGCTGACGCACCTCCCATTCGCCTCCGCGAACGGGAACACGAACGGCGTCTCGTACCCGGCACCGAACTGCACCGATGCCCACCAGCGTGACGGCCGAAGGCGCCCGTCCCTCCTGAATCCGTGGATGCGGAGCCGGATCGTCGTGATCAGCGGACGGCTCCTACTCCATGGGCCGCCGATGCTCTTGGTCGCCGTCCACGAGTCGGCGGTGCGGTACTCGCCGGTGTGGTCCTGGTACGAGTCGCGATGGACCATCCAGTCCCCGTAGAGCGACTCGCGAGGCTCCGCCATCTCGACGCCGTCGGTGTTCATCACTTCTGATCTTACGCTATCGTTTCGCGCTAGTCAACCCGCTTCGCCACTTGGCCATCACCTCGATCTCTTCGTCGGGACCGATGACCTCCAGGCGCTCTGGGTAGACCCTCAGGGAGTAGCCGTGGGTGGCGTCGAGCTGCTTCGACAGGCCCACGTCACCCATGCGGCTGGTCATCACGACGCGCGCCACGTCGCCCGACTTCCATCCGCGCTCTCGGGCGTGCGCGAGGATGGCTGCCCGAATGTCGTCATCCGATCCGAGCGGCGGCATCGGCGCCTTCACCGTCTCGGCGATCCTGGTCACCTCCTCGCGGTAGAGCGCCAGGTCCGTCCGCTCCGGGAAGACGCGGACGAGTTTCATGTGAAACGGGTACGGGCTCAGCGCCGCCATCTGCCGCACCGAATGGACCACGCCCTCGCGCCGTCGGCGGTCGCTGGGTGAACGATGATCCCGTAGACGAAGAACACCGTGGCCTTGGCCATGAGGTCGCGGACGGTCTCCCGCGCGCGGCGCACGAAGCTGTCGTCGGAGACGCTGTCGTTCTGGATGGCCATGGTGTGGGTGGCCATCACCACCGGGTGGAAGTCTTCCGTCGGCTCGGGCTCCGACGGCTCGGGGCCTTCTGTCGGCTCGGACTCCGACGGCTCGGGGCAGACGAGCCGTTGCTCGATCTCTTCGTCTCGGAACGGCTTGCCTCCGAGGAGGCCCTCGATGGGGTAGCGCGCGAGATGGGCGGTCTGGCCGCTGCCCACGCGAACACCGTCCAGGATCTCGCGCAGAAGACGCGCGTTCCGCTCGTCGAGCGGGGACACACCGTCGTCCATGCGACGAGCTTGCGCGTAGGCGAGCAGGCCGTCGCCGAACACGGCGAGCGTCTGCCCTTCCACCGCGGAGAGTCGGGGGCGCTCCATCACTTCACCGTGAGGGACGGCTGGCCGTCTTCGAGGTGAGCCCCGGGGACCTGGCCGCCTTCCTCCAGGACCTTCTTGATGGCGACCTTGTCGGCCTCCTTCTTGGTCCTGACGAACTCCGGCGGAAGCATCTCCAGGTCGCCGACGACCACGGACTTCCGCGGCTTGTTGACCGTGATCCCGAAGAGCTTCGTCTTGAGCTTGTCGATGCCGGCCGCCACGAGCTGGGCCAGCAGGTAGCCGCGGACGGAATCGGCGCGGTTCTCCAGCGCCTTCCTCCGCTTCGCGAGTCTGGCCTCCTCGGTCTTGAGCGCCTCGGCCTCTGCCTCCCACTCCCGGGCGAGCACCACGATGCTCTGGGCCTTGTTCTCGATGCCGTCCTCGATGGAGTCGAGCGCGGCCTTGAGGACCACGTCCTCCGCCGTCTCACTGCCCTCCGTCTCCTCGATGCGACGGTTGATCAGCCGGTATGCTTCGCCCAGCTCGTAGAGCTTCATCGCTTCACCTCAAAGTGTGAAAGGCGATGATACACGCTCACGACTGACAGTCAATGCTTACTTGACGCGACGAAGATGCGGCGTCTTCTTGACGCTCCTGCACTCGCTGCACTGCGGCTGGTTCCTCACCACGTCGCCTTCGGCCCTCAGGCCGAACTTGGCGCCCGGCTTCCACCTTCGGCACTTCGTGCAGCGGAACATCACAGAGGTCAAGACAACGTTCATCGGGTACTCGACGCGGTACTCCGGACCGAGATCCTCGACCTCTTTCATGTGACACCAACGTAGTCCGAAACGCGACGAAGCAGTCCCATCGCGCTCAGCTTCTCGTACTGGCCAACCATGAGGTTGCACGACTGACAGAGCAGGCCGCGGACCCTTCCGGTCGCGTGACAGTGATCCACGACCAACGTCGGACCCTTGCGCGGCTGAGGCGGCGTCTGCTGACATACGAGGCATCTGCCTCCCTGCGCGACGACCATCTCGTCGTATCCGTCCAGCGACATCCCGTACTTGCGAAGGAGGTGGTTGGACCTGCTGCTCCGACGAACCTTGTCGGGGTTCCGCTCACGCCACTCCTTCGTCCTGGCCTTCGCTGCTTCTGGATTCTCTTGGTATCTCTTCTGGTTCCGAGACTTGTTGTAACCAGCCAACCTCTGGCGCTCCGCGAGCCTCTGCTCGTCCGTCATCTGAGCGCGCTTCTTGGCCTGGTACTTCGCCTGCGGAGTCATCCGCTATGTGTATCGTACTGGCAGTCGATGAGCACCACGTTTACGTTCTCCTCGTCCGCCTCAGGTGTTGGAGGCCGTCGAGCGGCATCGTGACCGCCTCCACAGCGCCATACCCCTCCCTCATCCTGGCGTACACGGTGGTCAGGTCGATGCCGCGGCTCTCCGCGTGCTCCCTCAGCGTGGCTCGCACGCCATCGATCTCGAACTCGGCAGGCTCCTTCCGTGCCCTCTGCCTGCACCTGGGAGAGCAGTAGAGCCTGCCGGCCAGGCACGGCTGACCGCAGTCCTCGAACGCGCACGTAGAAAAGCCCCTCCCGATGGGACGGGAGAGGCCGACGGCTACGATGTCGAGGTCGTTGTCCTCGCTCGGACCGATGATCTCAGGCGCGCGGCGCGCACTGCGGTGCGCCCGCCTGTGATCGACGCAGTAGACGTTGCCCGGATGGGCCAGTTCACCGCATCCCATCACCGCGCACGGATGAGGGAACCCGCCTAGCCCTCGCCACTTCCTGGCTTGGGGCTGGGACGGCTCTGTAGCGACTCGTTCCACCATGTCCTCTTGGGATCCTCGATGCGCCTGTCGATCTCCCGATCCAGCTCCGACCGGTCCTTCATGACGAGGTAGATCGTCTTCTGGAGCGGCGTCGCATGGGCGACCACGGGCGCGTAGTTGCACGCCACCTCACGAAGGATGGCACACCCTTCGAGGAGGATCTCGTTCTCGACGCGGAGCCTGGCGTTCTCAGCCTCCAGCGCCTCGATGTACTTCTTCTGCGGGTTGTCCCTGGGCCCCGTCACTCGAACCTCCTGAAAGCACACGTGCCCCAGACCCTTCCACTGAGTCGGGAGCAACGATCTGAGGCGCCTACTCGGAACTGTCCAGCCGTCGCCGCGTCTCCTCGAACAGCGAATCGAAGCTCGGCTGGGCCGGAGGTCTCACCTTCGCCTTCCAGTAGCTCTCGATCGCCACGACCGTTCGCGACGGAACCGCCACCAGCGCTTCCTCGACGAGCGCCACGAACAGTTCAGGGGTCTCGGGCCGAACGCTCGCTCGGCTCATCCCGACGACCGCGACGTAGGTGTCGATCGGCAGCTTGCCGCTGTCGTACGCCTCGGTGACGAGCCTCACGCGCTCGGCATGGCTGGCGGTGGCCGCGAGCATCCTCAGGAGCTTCGCGCCGCTCGGCGCCTGCTCCTGCAAGGATGCCCGCAGCTCATCCGCGATGCTCACTTCTTGCCGCCCTTGCGCATGACGACGAACTTGCTCTTGTCGTAGTTGCCCTTCTCGTCCTTCGGCCAGACGAGGGTCGCGTTGCCGGTCCACGCGCCACCGACCCCCATGAGGGACGGGAGGTACTTCTTCACGGCCTTGCCCGCCGGACCGCCCATCGTCTTCGCGAAGTCGGCCAGGTCCACGACGTGCCTGTCCGGCGCGTCCTGGATCATCATGTTGATGAGGTCCTTGACCGCCGCGATCTCCTGCTGGGACTCGCTGGAGAACTGCTTGTACTTCTCCGGGTCCCACCACGGCTTCTTGCCCTCGGAGAGGAGCGCCTCCAGCTCTCCCGACAGGCCCTCGCCGCGCATCTGGGCGTCGACGTGGGCCTTCTTGCCCGAACGCTGGGCCTTGTTGAACTTCTTCTTGTCGTCCTTCTTGCCGGTCGGGCCTTGCGACCAGAACTCGCCGGCAGCCGCCGTCTCGCCCCTGCCGTAGCCGGTGCCCTTCGACCGCGCACCCTCGGTCGCGCCCTCGGCCATGCCCCCCTTGCGCTTCTTCTTGCCGCCGCACCCGCACGCCTCGCAGGTGTCGCCGTCCTCGTCCTCGTCGTCTTCCTCGTCGTCGTCTTCCTCGTCGTCGTCTTCCTCGTCCTCGTCGTCCTCTTCTTCTTCGCGCAGCTCGCCGACCTTCACCGCGTGATCGGCCGCCTTGCCGGCGAACTGCTCCAGCTCGCGGAGCTTGCGCACGATGGGGGTCAGGAGGGTCCCCGCCTCGGTGTTGCCGGCGCCGACGCGCCGCAACCCGTCCATCTGCTTCTGCGCGTCCTTGAACGCCTTGAGGATGTCGTCCAGGCGCGACTGGAACATCTTGTTCAGGGCGCCCTCCGCACCCTGCTTGATGAGCGTGGCCGCCTCGTCCGCCGGATCCGCGGCGCGCTCGAAGAAGCGGTCCTCGCCGATGGAGAACGTGGACTTCCCGTGGCGCGCGACGCCGCGCTTGACGGCGTTCACGGTGTCGATGACCCACTTGGTGGGATCGTTCGCTGGCACGAACGCAGACGACACGAGCGCCTTCCCCACGGTCACGGCGACGTTGAACCGCCCGGCCTGCTCCTCCGTGTCGATGACGACGGCGAAGTCGTTGCCTCCCATGCCGCCGGAGACCGAGATCACGCCGCCCTTCGCGGTCACCTTGACGCCGGACACCCCGTCTTCCTTCGCGAGCGCCGTCTTGAGGGAGGTCGCGAAGGTCTTGCCGGCGTCCGGCTCGCCGTACGCGCCCTCGGGGTCGCCGTAGTGGATGGAGGACCCAGCGCCGAAGCCGGACCGACGCCTCCCCTCGTCGAGAGGACCGTCGGTGATGGTTCGCAGTTCTTCGAGAAGGTTCATGGTCATGGCCTCAGCTCCGCGATGATAGCGCCCACGGCGACGGAAAGGACGATCCCGATGCCCAGACCGAGGAAGAGCGAGAACTCGTCCCCGTTCTCCTCCCACCACGTCCTCTGGGCTCGGGTGCGCCAGGTGGTGATCTCCTCGTCGGCGAGCTGGAGGTAGCGCTCGTAGACGGCGCGCTCACGCGCCCATGTCCGCAGATCGATCTGGTACAGGCCGCGCAGCTCGTCGTACGCGATGCGCAGGCGCGCGGCGCGCGCGGCTCTGGCGTCCGAGAGAAGGATGCCGCTGCGTCGATCGCCAGGAGCCACCTCCGCGTCCTCGACCGGCGCGACCCAGTCGTCCTCGGGGGCGATCTCTTCTCGGGTCGGATCCTCGGGAAGCTCCGCGAACGCGACTGGCTCTGGCATCATGCGGGAGGTCGCCTCCGGCAGCGCTGCCGCGCCGCATCCGGAGACGTACGCCACAAGAACCAGGACCGACACGAAGCGCATGGATCCTCCGACAGAGAAACGCCCGCCCGCGGTGTACCACGAGCGGGCGCTCCGAACTCGCGCTCGAACGATCAGGCGTTGCGCGCCCGGTCGTACGTGTCGCGGGTCGCCGCGTCGTCGGCGTAGGCGACGGCGATCTGGCCCTTCTTGATCATGTTGTTGAGGGGCTTCCACGCCGGGTTGCCCTTCTCCTCGCCGTTGTTCAGGTCGGCGAGGTTCACACCGAGCGCGAACGAGCCCGAGGGCGCGAGCGTCCGGTTGAAGGGGAACGGGACATCGACCGAGGCGGTGGCGGAGAGGTTCGTGACGGTGGCAATCACTGTTCATGCTCCTTCGTCTCTACCGTGCGCTGGTGGGGACAGTACCCGTAGCGACCCAGAGACATATTGCAGTTGTGACAGAGTACCCGGTACCCATCCGGGAAGCCATTTTTCTTGAGCCACCTGGGCATCGGCATCCTGATCTGCTTTCGATGCTGTGCGCCGCCGCCTTCGATGTGGTCGATCGCCAGGAACTCGTACCTGCTTTCTCCGCAACAGGCGCAAGATCCACCGTAGTGACGGAGCACCTCTTCGCGCAGCCTGCGCTGCCACCTGGCTACGTTCGCTCGCGTCTGCGGGCGCCTCTCTTCCCTGTACCTGCGATCACAATCTTTGCAGTGACTTAGCCGGCCGTCCGCGAACTTGTTGTTGACGTGAAAGTCCGTCTCCGGCCTGGTGGCACCACACTTCACGCACTTCTTCTCCACCCGGAGAAGGGTGCCATGATCGTTATCCAGCGATCATGGCGGCAATCAGCTCCCCTCGCCGCTCGAAGCCTCCGAACCAGGGTCGGACGGCGGTTCCGATGGCGTGGAGCTGGATCCACCGCCCGCATCACCGCCCGGAGCACCCCTGGACTGGATGGCCCTGAGGATGGTCGAGACCATCGTGTCGTACCCGATCTTGCAGACGATGCCGGCCAAGCCGTACGTGCCGACGCGCGCCGCCAGCTCGTAGCCCTCCTTCTCCAGGCCATCGGCCGGGGGGAGCCACGGGATGAGCCCGATCAGGGCGCCGGCCACCACCGGGTGCGCAGGCAGCGTGACGTAGTAGATGCGCCTCCACCCGGTCGCCGCCTTCTGGCGCTCCTTGTTCGCGCCGAGCACCAAGCGCTTGGTCACCTCGCCGAGCGCCCCGATGATCAGGGCGGCGATGATGATCGGTGGAGACAGGAGCAGGTCGGTCCAATACCGCATGAGGCACCCCTCAGTTGTCGGATGACGACTGGATGGTACCATGGCTCACGCACGGAGGGACCTTCACCTTGCACTCCCCGACCGGCTCTCCGTCCGGTCCTGGAACGCATCGGCACGAAGGGTCGAGCGACATGCACTCCTCGTGAGGGTCGTCGATCCCGCAGGTGGTGCAGAAGTTCCCCGGCCAGGAGAGCTTCCATGTGTGCCGGGGCGGTGCCGCCCCGTCGCTCACCGGTCGCCCGGACCGTAGATGAACATCCGGTCGCCGTTGTGGTCCTTCGACGACTCCCGCTTCTTCATCTCGGCCTGCGCCTCCTCCTTCGAGAGGAAGTTGCCGATCAGGTAGAGCTGCTCGCCCGGGGCCTCGAAGTCGTCGAGACCGACGAGGTTGTAGCCCGACTCGGGCACGTGCTTGGCCTTGTCCGCGGCCATCTTGTCCATGAGACCCATGGTCACTTCTCCTTCACATCCTCAAGTTAGCAGGTGGTAACCGTTGGTCAACGGTTATGCTGCCATGGGGATGCAGCCGATGGCGCTCTTGACAGCTTCCGGACACGGTGGCGGCATGTTTCCGCTCTTCCCGGAATCCTTCTGGAAGAAGAAGTCGGCCATCTGCTTGGCGTACTGCGAGATGGTGTCCTTGTTCTTCTCCACGAGCTTGGCCTGGAGCGGAGTCGTCGGCTTGTAGGCGTCGTGGAACCAGTCGGCCCACACGTCCTGGTTGGCCGTCCTGACCTGGATCTCCTTCGGGAGACCGTCGTCGTCCACGATGACCAGGTGGTGGGACCGGTACCCCTCCTCCTTGGGGTTGTTGATGTAGTCCTCCTCGTCCTCGGAGAGGGTCTTGTACTTGGCCTTGATGGCCGCGACCGTCCGCTTCACCTCGGCGACCGTCTTGTGGACGATGCGCGCGCCGGTGCCGTCCTTGAGCTGGTCCGCGCGCTTGTACTTCGGCTTCCGGACCATCTTCCCGAGCATCGACTCCAGGTTCTTGGTCCTGGCCTTGACCTTGGCTCCGGGTCCGGCGATGTCGGTCAGAGACCCCAGCAGCTTCTTGGCGCCAGCCTCGTGCTGAGACCGGAACGCCTTCGCGAGCTTGACGTGCTCGCCGAAGGACATGCTCTGATCGAAGCTGCCTCCCTTGAGCGCCTTCTGGAAGTCGCCGACGGTCCCGGCCACCTTCTCCAGGTTGCGCTGGTGCTTGGAAGCAGCCTCAGCGTCGCCCTTCACGCGCTCCCACTCGCCCTTGGCGGTCTTGATGAAGTCGCCCGCCTTCCGCTTCCTGACGGTCCCGGTGGGGTACGCGGCGCGCTCGTTGAGCGCCTGGTCGAGGTCCTCGCTGAGCTTCATGGTCTCTCCGGCCACTTCGACGCCAGTGGCATCATGCTCACCTTGAGCCTGGCCGCGTCGTCGTCCTGCATCTTGTCACCGCTCACGGCGGCGGAGAAGGCTTCCGCGAACCGATCGACCTGGTCGGCCCAGACCTCGCGCTCCTTCGCCTTGAACATGGACGCCCACACCGCGCGACCCAGTTCTGTCGCCAGCGCTGCCACGGATCCAGATGGCCCTGGGGCCAGCGCGATCGTGTCCCAGTCGCGGTCGTAGACCGCCCACTTCCCGGTGCCGCTCCACGTCGGGTCGAGCACCATCGTCAGCTCGGACACATCGAGCCCCCACTCCGAGAGCTTCCGAACGGCGACTCGAACCGTCTCCACGGTCCTGGCCGCCTCGGCTTCCGTGTACCCCCATGGGTTGCCCACGGCGAAGTCGCCGACGACCTTGATGAGCGGGTCCGCCACCCCGATGCCATCCCGAACCTTCGCGAGGGCTCGCTCAAGCTCGTCGCGTAGAGCCTCCAGAGCCTCGGCGGCAGTCCGATCGTGCCTCGACACGCGCACGTCGTGGATGCGCTGGCGAAGCCCGGTGACCATCCGGCGCACCTCTGGGCGATCGCCGTGGAGACGGCCAGAAATCGTCTGCGCGAGGTCCGCCAACTCCAGCAGCTTCGCGCGCCGGGTGCCAACGACGGAGACCGCGACCGACACCTGGCCGATCTCCTTGGCAGCCCGCTGAATCTGCGTCGCGAGGTCCATGGAGAACGGTCAGAGGTTCCGGCCGAGCGCCACTTCGGCCGGCTTACCAGAGGCAAGGCGCCAAGAGATGGTGTGGCGCTTGATCCCCGTCTCCCGCGACCATTCGGCCAACGTCATCTCCTTACCGAACGCGGCGATACGGCGGTTCGTTGACTGGTTGTTGCATTGCTCCCGCTGAGTGGCCCACCGACAGTTCTCCGGAGAGTAAGGGCCGTCGTTGTTGCGTCTGTCGAGGGAAGTTCCGTTGGGTCGCGGTCCCATGTCGTTCAAGAAGTTCTGGAACCCCATCGGACCGCACCATCGCTCGTCCACGAAGATCCCGCGCCCACTGTAGCGGGACGCCTTGGCCCTGTTCGCGTCAGAGCACCGCTGGTGCATCGCCGTCCAGGACTGGTACTCCGGCGTCAGCGCTGCGCTGACGCCATGGGTGGTTGCCGAACAGGTCCGGCACGCAATAGTCGATCGAAAGTGCGTCAGGTAGCAGACGGATTCGCGGCCACAGTCGCACCTAACATGGACCCTGGTGCATCCGCGGATCGGAGCCGCCTCGGCAACCACGACCCTGGTTCCGTAACGCTCTCCAATGACGACATTGGCCTTGGCCGGCATGGCTACAAACTCCGCTGGAGCCACCCGGCGAGCTGGCGCCGAGCCTCCTTGGGGTCGGTCTTGCCGACTTCCTCGATGCGCTCGATCTCGGAGCGCTGCGCCTCGGCCGTCGCCGTGACCTTGGCCTTCTCGACCTCACCTTCGAGGTGGACGCGCTCGACCTCTTGCTTCGCCCGATCGGCGAGCGTGGGAGGAAGCGGATCCGTCCCGCCACCTCCAGTGCCCTTGCCCGGCCTGGTGGTGAACCTCCAGACGACGAAGAACACCGTGGCAGCCACGGCCACGAAGGCCCACCACCACTGCCGGATGAAGCGCCAGGCTGCCGTCACCGCGCCCTCGCGCTGATCTCGTTGAAGGTGGGGCGCATCACGATCTTGTAGCCGGCGCCGGTCTTGCCGGTGACCGGCTGGACGGTCACCGACGCCCTGGCCGCCTCCTGAGAGGCGCGCGCGAGGCGCTGGGCGCGGTCCATCTCGTCGGCCTCGACCGCGTAGCTCTCCTCCTCGGAGAAATGCGCCTCCATGAAGCGGGCGATCTCCGGAGCGATGCGCTTGGGGTCGATCTCGTAGATCGCGAGCAGGTTCTCCGGGTCGCGGATGAACGCCACGTCCTCCTTCATGAGGATGTAGCCGACCTTGGCCGCGATGGTCTGGATGAACCATCGACCCTCGGTCCGCTCCCTGGCCACGGACGGATCGATCAGCCCGAGGTCGAGGTACCCCTTGGCGATCGCCGCTTCGTACCTCGGGCCGATCAGGCCCGTGTACTTCGGCTCCTTCCCACGGCGGCGCACGTAGACATCGTCGCCGGCCTTGACGCCGTACGCTTCGTGGAGGTCCCACGGGACACTCCCGTCGGCGACGGCTTCTTCGAGCTGGCGAGCGAGCATCGGTCAGCCCTCCGTGAGAGAGCGCGGCCCGCGCGGAGCGCGCTGCGGCGCGTCGTCGGTCAGGAGACGCTGGCCCGACTGGTTCTTGATGTCGGCGTGTCCGCACTCCTGGCAGGTCACCCGCGTGGTGTTGGGGCCCGCCGACTCGACGAGCACTCGGCCTCCGCACTGGCTGCACTTCATGACGCTCTCCGATTGCGCTCCTCGGCCACGACGACCTGGAGGTTCTTGCCGATCTTCGAGATCTTGCCACGGATGCCGCGGTGGCGGAGCCACTTCTCGAAGTCGGCCTCATCCATGTCGTCGGTCGAGACCGTGAAGATCTCGACCGTCGGGTCCATGTAGTCGCGCGAGTGGCGAACCGGACCCTGGCTTCGCTCGGACAGCGTCTCGACCGACTCGGTCTTGGCGCTGACGAAGTCGGGGTGGTCCTCGAACTTCGACCTCACGTCCGCGGGAGGCTCCATCTCCTTCCACATCCTGCGGTCCTGAGCCGAGATGCTCTTCTTCACCGGCTTGGGGAAGCGACCGCTGTCCTTCATGAAGGACTGGAGACCCGAGAGGCCGCCGTTCTTCTGGTCCTCCAGCGGGTAGAACCAGCCACGGTTGGTGGGGCCGCCGTCGTAGTAGAGGTAGGTGCCGAGCTTGAACGTCTTGAGGTGCGCGAACTTCTTGGCGTTCGCCTCCGCAGAGGCCCGAAGCGCAGCCACGTCCACCGGGACAACGCCCTCCTCGATGGACTCGGTCCGGTACTTCCGGACCAGCGCCGGCAGCTCGGCGTCGGTCGCGTCCGGGACCTCGCGCTTGAGCTTGATCGCCCCGTTGACGGTCATCATCACGCGACCGCGGAAGCCGGCGTTCTTCATGCCGGGCCAGAAGACCTCGGCGACGCCGCTCCCACCACCGGTCGCCTTCGGTCCGCCCTTCACGACGATGGCCACCTTCGTCCCGTCGGCGGTCGCGACGTTCCACGAGGTCACCGGCTCGTCGCCGACGGTGGATGCGTGCATCGACCCACCAGGAACGTCGAACGACTTCGCTCGCTCCGAGGCCCCCTTCGCGATGTTCTCCGCGAGGCTCTCGCTCTTGAAGCCCCACCGCGTGGCGAGCTGGACGAGCTTCTCGTCCGGGATCTCGTCCATGTAGACGCCGGTGTAGGACTTGACCCCGAGGACCTGCGCCCAGGTCCCGGCCGGCAGCGTCAGCATCCTGCCGCCCTTCTTCATCTTGGCGTCGGGCGGGAGCTTGGCGTAGACGAACCGCTCCATGGCGGTTCGGACCTTGGGGGAGAGCGCCTCCGCCTCTTCCGAGACGCCGCCGCCGCCCTTCATCATGAGGTTGCCGAGCCCGTAGAAGGCGTCGTACTTCTCGGCCGCCGACTGCTGCTTCTCCAGGTAGTCCGTGTCGCCGCCGGGGAACTGCACCCACCCGTTCTGGATGAGCCACTTCGCGACCTTGACCCAGACCGCACCACTGCCGGACGAGGGCGCCGGGTACGGCGGGTGGATGCCGACCGACGTGCCCTTGACCGTCTTGTGCTGCTTGACGCTGTAGCCCTTGCCGCCGACCTCACGAACGAAGTCGCGCAGCGCCTTGACCTCGTCCTCGGTCGGGCTGCGCATCGTCGCGCGCTCTTCCTCGACGGCCTGCGGGTACCCCGGGTCGCTCTTCGGGAGCGGGTCGCCGCGGAGGTTCTTGGACTGGAGGATCCAGTTGAGCGTGTCGTCGTCGAGGTCGTCGAGCACGGCCGAGACCGCGCGTCCGCGCTGATCGAAGAAGACCACCGCGGTCCTGCCGTCGATGAGCTGGACCTTGTGCCTCTCGGGGGTCGCGCGATCGATGAAGTCGATCAGCTCCGCCCTGGACTTGTCGTCGAACGAGGTCTCGCTCGGGCGCGGCGGATCGAACTCGGGTCGGCGGATGGCACCGTCCGCGTTCTGCTGCTCGACCAGGCGCATCATCGCCGAGTACATACTCACCTCTCCTTCGACTCGTGGGCACGCATCCACGCTGCGATGCGGACGTGTTCTTCTGGCGTTCCGTTGCTCTTGAGCGTGTTGGCGCGACCACTGATCACCGCGATGTTGCCGCACACATAGCCCAGCGACGGCTCAATCCTATCGAGCGTGGGCGAATGGTCACGGCGTCCCTTACCACGACCCTGCTCCAGCTTGATTCCGAGCACCGGACAGAACTCCGGAACGAAGATGTCATCGACCGAGATCTCGAACGGAACGCCCTTCCGCTTTGCCCTGGCACGAGCCGACAGCCAAAGCTGTCTTGCTCTCGTCCTGTGAAGCCACTCGCGGCGCCACGCGGTGTACTTCTCGTGGTTTTTCTCTCTGTACTTGGCGTGCGCTCGCGATCTGCACGCCTTGCACTGGTGGCCGCGTGCCCTCCTCTCGCTCTCCGGCTTGCTCTGCTGGCAGGTCGAGCAAACGAACGTCTGCTCTTCCGCCGGCTGAACAAGACGAAGATGCGAATCGAACATGACCGTCCTCACTTCGCGCGGCGCGCGGGCTTCTTGGGGGCTCGACCGTCGCCGCTCTTGATCTCGCCGTCGTCGGCGAAGACCCGGAACGTCCCTGACCGCTGCCCGTTGTTCACGTCCGGCGGTGCCGAGTTCGGGCTGGTCGATCCTCCGCGCTGGGACGAGGTCCTCACGGCGAAGTCGATCCCGAAGCGTTCACTCATGGCGCGCGCGGGGACCGGCACGCGGCCCTCACGAAGAGAGCGGATGAGCGATCCCAGCTCGGGAACCGCCCTGTTCGCCGCCGCCGCCTCCAGCCTGCTGACCCAGCCGCGCCACTCCGTCCACTGCTCGTCGGTGGACTCGAACGCCGGCACGACGATGCGGTGCTGAACGAAGCTCTGGAGAAGGTCGATGAGCTTGTCGGTGGCGGGCCCGCGCCTCCAGCGCCCCGCCTCCTTGACCGCCCTGCCCGCCACCTCCGCGAGCCGCGACACCCACCGGAGCCAGTCCACCTCCGGGTCGGAGGTGGCCGTGTCGCGCTCCATGAGCGCCGAGAGCCGCACGAACGTCCTCGACTCGCCCTTCTGGCCGGCCGCCACGATCTCCTTCGCGGACATCTTCCGGTCGTCGTCTGGAACGCCGCACGCACGCTTGAGCGTGCTGAGCGCGATGGCGATAGCCTGCTTCTGCGGCCTCCCGGCCTTCATCTCAGTAGAGATGTTGCGGCTAACAGCGCTGGCTACGCACGACTTGTCAAGCGGCACGGCGGACCTCCCCCTTCTGGTTCAGTTCACGGATGTTGGCGATGATCTTCGTCCGTGCTTCAAACTTCTCTTGCCCGATCGGGCCGCCGTTCGCCGCGATGTCGTCGAACTCGACCACCAGTTCGGCCTGCCTCTTCTTGACCACGAGCATTGAAGCGACCGCATCGAGCAGCCGACGCGCCTGCGCCGACGTGACGGTCCACTGCCAACTTGTCTTCCACTTCTCGTGGGTCTTCTTCTTGCGACAGACGTGACCACCGATCTTCCGCTTGAGCCACTCGACGAGGGGATAGCTGGTGTTGGTGACGGTCACGCGGAGCTGCGCTTTGGCTGCGTTGCCCCAAGTGAACCCAACGCATCCCTCTCCGTCGATGATGCCGGCGATGTAACCGCGCTCCGCGTCCGAAAGGACCAGCGGTCCAAGCCTGCGCCGCTGAGCGTTCACCCGCGGAACGCCAGCCTCCTTGAGAGCCGCAGACACCGTCGCGTCACCCACTCGCTGATCCTTGGCGATCTTTCGGATCGACCACCCGGCGCGGTAAAGATCCACGATCCGACCACGCCGGTCGTTGGCCATGTGCTCAATGGCGCTCTTATCCAGCGGCACGTCGAGCCTCCTGACGGAGCTTGGCCATGTACTCCTTGACCTGGTCGGATCCGTTGCGCTCGATGTAGTCGCTGACCGCCCGCGAGAGGATGTCGCCGGGCTCGCACTTCTCATCGACCGCCTGGAGCCCGAGCACGTCCCAGACGGAACGCGAGATGAGCATCATCATGGCGTCTCCGCCACGTGTCACCTCGCGTTCGAGGGGGGTCTCGACTGGTTGGGCCTTCGCCACGCACCCGAATCTACCGGATGCCCGGCGCCCGGTCTACGCGATCAGCGGTAGCCGCCCTGGGGGATGCGCGGCCTCAGGTAGGAGGGTAGGACCCTCGACCCGCGCATGTTCTTGCGGTCGTGGAACCGAACCCGGTTCCCGAACTGCACGACCTCCGCGAACTCCAGGCTGACCTCCAGGATGCGGGGCACGCCGTTCGGGAACCACGCCTCGTAGGTCACGTCGCACTGGGTCATGACGCACACGACGTAGTCGGATCCGTCGTGCCCGAGCCTGGTGTTCGGGAGGACCAGGATGGCCTTGGGAGGCTCGTAGGCCCGAAGGTCCGCGCCGTCGCCGTACGACGGGTAGGTGAAGTACCGGAGCCAGTTCACGGCCGACCGGATGTCCATGTCCCTGGTGCCCTTCTGGATGGCCGTCAGGAGGGACACGTCGGCGTACGGGTCGTCACGCCCCGAGGTCTCGTCGGGGGGTGCCGTGTCGGTCGTGAAGACCGCCTGGAAGGAGATCCGGCGCTCGCCGCCGTGGGTCCACTGGTAGATGGGATGCGACCCGCCAGGGATCGACCTCGGGTTCCACTCGGCGCCCCGGCTGTCCGTCAGGCTCTCGGGCCAGTATTGCAGCGCCAGGTAGGTGTTCCTGGCCGTCTCGAACGAGTCGAACGTCGAGAGGTCACCTGTCGGCGCGTCGGCGAAGTCGTTTGCCCACGGCACCGTCTCGCCCGGGGCCGTGTCCATCGCTCCGATGAGCGCCTGAGCCAGGCGCGTCTCGTGCTGGACGTTGAGCGCCTGGGTGATGATGTTCTGCGGGACGGCGACCACGGATCACTCCGTGATGAGTCCGCCGCGGATCGCGAGCTGGCGGAGCAGCTCGTCCTTCTCGGCCTTGTTCATCGACTCGAACGTCTTCCCGCCCGAAGAGGGCGCGGGGGCGATCCGCTCGTTCATCCTGTCCGTCGCCGCGTCGGCCTGGGGGTCGATGCCGCGGACTGGGCGCGCAGACTTGGCCATGGTCACTCCTCCTGCTTCTGCTTCTTCCGCCTGTTGATGATGAGCGTGACCTCGCTCCCGCGCACGGAAACCTGCGCCAGCACGAAGTGCCGCCGGAAGGTGCCGATGACGATGCCTCCGATGGGCATGTGACCTGGCTTCACGTGGTCGGCGAGGACCTCGACCGCGTTGGTCTCCGTGTTCTGCGCCAGGTAGACGAGATGGTCCCCTTCGGCGGAGCAGTCCACTTCGTAGTCGTCGTCGAGGCCGAGGTCGCGCCCGTCGGCGATGAAGGAGCCCTTCTTCACGGAGAGAACGGACCCGTTCATGGACACGTCCATGTCCACTTCGAGTCCGGTCAACGCCGGAAGCACGCTTTCCACGATCTGCATCACGCGCTCCGATCAGGTCTGAGTCCCGAACAGGATGAAGTTGAACGTCGCCATGCGGCCGGCCACATCGACGGCGAGGCCCGTCGCGGTGTCGAACATGGCGAAGTAGTGGGCCGTCGGCGACACCTGGACGTACGCGAAGGAGTACCCGAGCGTGTTGGTCGAAGCGAACCCGACCGCGTCATCGATCCCCACTCCGGTGGTGACCACGATGATGTGGCTGCCGCCCGCGAGCTGCCTCACCTGGGCGAAGTTGTAGCCGCCGACCACCGTCATGAGCGTCGGGAACGCCACGCCGGTGTTGGACTTGCCCCACGACTTGCAGATGTTCTTGGCGTAGAGCGTGTTCTTCGCCGTCGTCGAAGTGGGGCTCGGGTTCGACTCGGTCGTGGACGGTCTGTAGAAGTGCAGCGAGCCGTTCTCCAGGAGCATCTTCCCGGCGCCCACCTCGTATCCGCCGGGCGAGAACGGCACGCCGCCGATGCCGGCTCCGCCGAGCATCATGTTCGCGTAGTCCCACCCACGCGGAGAGTCCACGGGGATCGACGTGAGCTGGTCGAGCCAGCCCGCCGCGACGGAGCTGATCATGTTCATCTCGAACACGCCGAAGATCGTGTTGCAGAAGGAGAACTTCTGGGCCTTCTGCGCGGCTCCGCTGGTGTTGTCCGCGTACCAGAGCGCGTCCGCGACATCCCACCTCGCGTTGATCGTGAACTCGAACCCGATGGCGGTTCCGGCGGAGGTGATGTCCTCGAACCTCGTGAGGTAGAGGCGGCACCTCTCCGTGATGCCGCTCAGCGTGCCCTCGTAGATGAGGACGCGTCGATCGCCGGTCGTGTCGCCCATGACCAGACGGGGGATCTCCGACTGGTCGGTCCCGGTGAACCCAGAGAACTCGATCTGACCGTTCAGCAGCACGTCGCGCCAGAGACCCTGGCCGCGCATGAGGCGGAACACCTGCTCGATGACCGGAGGCCCCGCGAGCTGCGACGCCTTCACCATGAGCGCGGTTCGCTGGAGGAACTCGGCCATGGTCGTCGGCGCGTTGCTGTCGAACCCACCGCCGGGGTTCAGCGCGAGGCTGTCGAACGCCTGGGTGTCGCCCAGGTGAGCCTGCTCGAACACGTCGTCGATCGGGTGGATGCCCTCCACCCAGCACTTCACGTCGTCGAAGTAGATGGACCCCGCCGCCAGCGACGCGCCGTTGTTGTTGATGCCGACGTGCGGGCGCATCCAGACCGCGCCGGTGGGCACCTCGACCACACCGTCCACGAGCGTGTACGCGAACGACCCCGACAGCGTGTTGTCCTCGATCCACACCGTGGAGAGGAGGGTCATGTCGTTGTCGTAGAACAGCAGGGCCATGCCCTGGTGACCGCCCACCGCGATGCCTGGCCACGCGTTGCCGCGCATCCTCAGGCGCCCGCGCACGTACATGCCCGCGGAGACGCGCACGCGACGGTCGTGGATCAGCAGCCGGTTGTTGACCACGCCTGGGGCCGGCTGTTCGAGCTGGAACTCGCGGGTCCCCTCGTACGGGGCCGTCGTCGAGATGCGGTAGTTCGGCGTGCCGAACCCCGTGCCGGTCCACCCCTCGATCCCGAAGAACGACGAGAAGCCGGCAGCGAACGCGCGCTCGAATCCGCCGTTCTTGATGATCTGGTGCCAGGAGTCCGGAGCACGATCGTCCCACGCCATCCGACGCGCGGTCGGCGTGATGTTCGCCGCCGGGATCGGACCGACGCCAGGGACGACGACGCGCCCGAGGATGACGACGAACGGCGCCTCGGCCACCGGGGCCGTGAACAGCTCGGCCTGCGTGTAGGCGCGCCAGTTCACGACGGTGGTCGAGCCGATCGTGTAGCCGACGAAGAGGCAGATGTAGACCGTCTGGCCAGCCAGCGCGGCGAGGTCGAGCGAGACGATGCCGTCCTGCCTGACGGTGAACTGGAGGTCGTTCACGTCCTGGTAGGAGTAGATTGAGTCGCCCTCGACCGAGTCGGGGACGATGTTGATGCCGAACCCGGCGCCGGTCGTCTGGAGCTTGCCGCCCCGAACGACGCCCGAGCCGACGAGGCCGAAGAGCTTCTTGTTCAAGCCCTGCGAGACGTAGGGCTCCTTGAATCGCACCTGCGCGATGGAGTCCCCGGGGTTGTCGAGCGTCGTCGGCATCTGCTTCTCCTACTACCTCGGCGGCGAGAATACCGCATCCTTTGGATCCCACCCAGCCTTGAGCCGCGAGTGGATGGTGACCGCCTTCACGCCGGAGACCTCCGACCAGCCGGCCACGCACTTCGCGACCCCGTCGATGGTCAACATGACGTTCGACCGCCGGTTCCGCTGTTGCTGGCGCCACGTCTCCCACCGAACGTTGCCAGGTTCGTAGCCCTTGTCGTTGTCGATCCTGCCGACCGAAAACCCACTCCCTGGACGCCGACCAATGTGCTCCAGGAACAGCGTGAAGCCGCCCTCGCCAATCCATTCAGCGCACACGCCGATCCCACGATCGTGGTAGTCGGCGCGATCACGGTGCCCCGGCTTCGTGCGAGCCAGCATCGCCTGCCAGGCTGCGTACTCCGCTGACCGTCTGTCCTTCGAGCTTCCTCCAGACTCTCCGTGTCCCACCGACTTGCATCTGGTGCATGAAACCCTCTGCGGAAGCTCGTACGACCGCATCATCTTCTCGGTGCCACAGTCGCATCGGCAGAGTTGACGTGTGACGCCGCTGGATCCATCGGGAAGTGACACCACCGTCCACTTCCCAAACCGCGCTCCGACCGGATGCACAACCCTGTGTCGCATCCAGGCGTTGTAACTCAGTCAGAACGATAGCACAACTAGAAGACAATCTGGATTATGTGATTGAGCTGGACGGCGCCCGTCTTCGTCTCCAGATCGAACGTGATGTAGGCGACCATCACGCCGTTCGAGTCGAACAGACCCAGCTCGAAGAACTCGGGAGGGTTGCCGAGCTGATCGAGGTTCGCCTCGGCCGCGAGCACGATGGCGTCGATCTCCGTGATCGCCGGCAGCGACGAGAACAGGGTCACGTCGGCGGCGAGGAGCGTCTTGCGGAAGGTGAAGAGGGGCTCATCCGCCTTCCTCACCGATCGGCCCGCCAGCGTCGCACCGCCGTACCCGGCCGTCAGAGTGACCTGGAGGTTGTTGTCCACCGTGAGGATCTGACCCCAGGTGTCCACCTCCGTGCCGGGAGTCCCGGCCGACCCGGGGGACACGCTCGGAGTGGGCCCTGGCTTGATCCAGTCGCCGACCGCGAGGTCCGCGATGAACGACGTGCCCACCCCGGTCACGATCGGTGAGCCGTTCGTGAACGTCGCCGTGCCTCCGCCGGCCAGCTCCGCTCCTTCGGATTCGAGGTCCACGCGCGTCGCGGCGGGAGCGACGGGCTGCTTCGGAGGGACATCGACGAAGCCGCCCTCGCCGATCTTGAAGAAAGTGATCTCGGCCTGCGTGTCGCCGCGGGCGAAGACGCGCGCGAGGACGGTTCGCCAGACGTTGGGGATGATGCCCTGGACCGCCACTTCTTCTGCTCCTGCTCCTGCTTACGGGATCGTGAAGACCGTCCCCGTCACTACCATGTGATCGGGGTCGATCGGAAGCTCGTCCGCCGGGACGATGTCGTAGTAGTACCCCAACGGGCCGTAGGCGAACACCACCGGGGATGTCGTCACGGTCAGCGAGATGTTCATCGGGATCTGGACCGGCCCGATGATGTGGACGATGTCGGTGATCCGCACGTGGACCGGCACCACCTGGAGGATCTTGCGGATCAGGCGCGTGAGAGCGCCGTCCAGGAGCGCCGTGGGGTCGGACAGCACCTCGACCGGAACCACCTCGATGCGGATGACCGAGGCCGCGCAGAACCCGCACCCGGTCACCTCTCGGCACTCGTACTCCAGATCCATCGTGGCGCCGAACGTCGGGGCCGTCCCGGCCAGAACCTCGAACTCCCACACGCCCGGAGCGGTCTCCTCCGGCAGCGTCTCCAGCCAGAGCTGGCTGGCCGGCATCCCGGCGGCCACCGCGTACCACTGCCCGATGCCCACGATGGGCGAAAGATCTGCGCCTGGCCCCAGGGCCACCCGCCACCGCCCACCGCCCAGGTTCGTGGTCGAGAGGATCGGCGTGGCGTTCATCGTCCAGCCGATGGCCTCCTGGAGCGTGATCCCTGGAGGCAGGCCGACCGGCGGCGGAACTGGATCGGCGAGGCTGTCTTCGACCTCGAAGGTGCCGGCCTGGTCGAACGATCCGCCGGTTCCATCGTCCGACACCTCCCAGCAGAAGGTGTCGAGCGGGATCACGTCGGCCGCGATCTCGTCGAACCGCGGGAGCATCGGCTCCACCCGCGTGTAGTACCTGCCGCTGCCCGACGGCAGCTCGAAGATGTCGGACGGATCGATGGCATCCGGGAACGGAGGCCCGGACAGCGCCCAGAGCTGGAACGGGGTCACCCTGTAGCCGGCGATCTTGCCGAGGATGTCGTAGCTCTTCGCCGACCCCTTGAGATCGAGCCACTGGACCGCGTTGCGGACCGAGCTGCGCTGGAACGCCTCCGGCTCGTGGAAGTCCACCTCGATGCCGTAGTCGGCCCCGAGCAGTTCGATCAGGCTCGGCGGACGGAGCGTGGCGTCCGGCACGCCCGACACGGCGCTGACCGCCGGCAGCTCGGCGATGCCGGTCACCTCGACGACGTTCGGCCGGAGCTTGTGGACCGCGTTGACCTTGTACTCCCTGCCCAGCCGATCCTTGAGGATCCAGCCGAGGCTCGTGTCTCCGAGCGGGACAAACGGGTCGCTGGGATCGGGGTCTCCGAGCGTCACCTCGATGACGCGACCGACGGAAACCGCGCTGGTGATCTCGACGGAGATGTTCTCGTTGAACTGCGTGCGGACCGTGTCCGAGTCGCGCAGGTCTCCGAAGTGGAGGACCTTCTCGAAGAGGTAGTCGAAGCTCGGTCTGATCGAGTCGGCGAACTTCTCCAGGCGACCACCGCCCACGTCGATGTCGAGCTGGCGATCGATCTCGGGCAGATCGTTGAAGAGCACCTGCTTCGACCAGTTGAACCGGCCGAAGGGTCCGTACCCGAAGGGTCCTGCTCCGAAGCCCGGCATCGGTCAGTCCTGCACCAGTTCGCGGATCTTGACGATCGAGTGCGAGGAGATGGCGCCGGTGTAGTTCGGCGTCGTCTCCGTAGAGAGCGGGGTCGGATCGACCTCGGTCTTCTCGTAGTAGCACCAGCCGAAGGTGCCCGCGTCCCAGACCCGCTGGAGGTAGATGAGCGACGGCTCGGGCCACGGATCGAAGCCGCCCGCCGTGGGCGCACCGGTCGTCGTCGTCGCCACCGTGTAGAGCGGCTGGAACGTGCCACCGGTGAGCGCCTGCGTGTTGGTCCAGACGACGGCCATGGTGTCACGCCAGCGGCGTCGTAGCGCCGTCCCAGAGGAGCCAGAGGCCGCCCGTCTGACCCATCCTGGTCAGCGCGGCGTTCGTGTCGAGGTTGTTGAACCCGGCGGCACTGGAGATGCCCTTGATGAACGGACTCTCCCCCTTGATGAGGCCGATGCTGCCAGGGTTTCCGAACGGCGGGGTCCCGGTTGCCGGAACCAGGTTCGTCGAAGCCCAGTAGGCGGGCTCGACGATGTCGATGTCGTTGTCGTACGGGTTGTTGCCGCCAGGGTCGTGAACCTTACCCCCGGTCCAGTACCCAGGACGAAGAATCGTGTGTCGCTGAGCGGCATCGACCCGTGGTGCCATGTGAGCCGGGCGCCCCCACGGGCCCTGGTTCGACTGGGTGATGTCGCTGACGCTGCCGACGCCTGCGTCACCGTAGGTCCATCCGGATCGCTGATCCCAGAGCGTACCGGTCGTGGTCGTGAACGGGTTGCTGTAGCAGCCGGGCGACCAGACGATGTACGGATCGGTGTCGGATACGTGCGGGTTGACCACGCGTTCGTAGAACAAGCCGCCCACGATCGCACCCGACGAGTTGCGCAGGTACACGGCGAACGAGTAGCCCTCGGACGCGTCGCCGATGATGTAGTCCACCCTGGTGATGGTGGCCGCGTTCGACCACGAGTTGCCCGTCATCGCGAGCGATGGACGCTGCTCGCCGACCGCGATCCATGCGTCGGTCGCGGTGGGCGCAACGACTGCGCCGACGGTCCCATCACCCGATCCGGTGAAGCCGGCTCCTCGCGAGTAGAGCACCGAGATGTCGTCCGTCGCGACGCCGAACGCGCCGTGCTGGAAGAGCAGCTCGCGAACGCCGGCCGGGTCGCGCATCCGCCACCAGGCGCGCCGGTTGGTCACCGCACCAGGAACCGCGTCGGCCACGGTCGAGTACGTCGTGAGGATGTCGCCGACGCCCGAGAACGTGCCGCCGTTTCCGTCTCCGGATCCGAGGACAGACCACCCGGCCACCTTGAGCCGCTCCTTGAGTTCGTAGAGCGCCTGCTGGGGCGAGTGGACGTTGTTGAGGCTGAACGTGAAGGCCATGCTCGCTCCTCAGAAGATCGGGATGGTCGAGCCGTCCCACGGGATGCTCACGACGCCGAGGCCCATGCGGGTGCGGCCCACGTTGGGCCTCATGATCCCAAGTCTCGGCTGGAAGGTCCGGAAGAGACGCGACTTGCCCTTGTAGCCGCGCTCCGTCGCGAACGTGGAACCGCCACGCCAGTACCAGACCTGGAGATCCTGGAAGAGCCCAGCGGGGTCCACCGTCTGGCGATCGTTGTTCATCGGAATGGTGGAACCGCCCTCAAGGCCGCCCCAATAGACGTTGGGGAATGCGACGAAGGCGGCCCCGCTCAGCCCCTTGCGGTACCAGCCCCGCTGGCACCCGGTCGTCTGCGACACCGCCGTCGCCGATTGCTGCACATTGGCCGCCTCGGCGAACCCCGCCGCGCCCTGGAGCGTGGTGCCGATGATCGCCGGGTCCGTGTCCGCCGGGTCGGCGTCCGAGATCACGTCGAGGCTCAGCACCGAGGCGTACGACTGCTCGTTCGTCCTGCGGCATCCCCAGAAGAACGAGAAGCCCTCCGCCGAGTCGCCGACGATGATGTCCTCGCGATAGGTCGCGTTGGTGGGGAGCCACTGCGTGGCGCCGCTGGGCGTGTTGGTGATCCCCTGCTCGTCAGCCGCGGTGCCGCGCGTGGTCGCGTTGGGCGCGCCACCTGTGAATCCGGTGCCGTCCGACGAGTACCACGTCCTCCAGGTGTGCCCGTTCGTGTTGGGGGTCTGGAAGAGGATGGACCGCCTCGGGCTCGCCGCGACTGGCTGTCGGATCTCGAACCAGGCGTTAGCCAAGTCGAGCGTGCCGCCATAGGGACCACCCGGCGCGTGAACGTCGCCAGCGCCATTGAACGCGCCGCCGGTGCCGCTGCCCGACCTGGCAACGACCCATCCCTGTGCGACGAGGAACTCCTTGAGCAGCCAGAGAGCGTGCCCTCCGGTCGTCGGCAGGTTGTTCAGAGAGAAAGCCCAGGCCATCGCGCTCTCCTTACTCCTGCACCGTGAGGAGCATGACGCCCTTCACGAGGGCCGTCTCCGCGACGCCGCCCGCGTAGAGGTAGAAGTCGTACCAGTCGTCGGCGGGGATCGTCACGTCCGCGACGAGCTGCACATCTCCGAGCGCGGCCGTGACCGACCAGGTCGCGATCACTGCGCCGCCGGTGAACCGACGCAGCTCCAAGGTGGCGGTCTCGGACGGGATGGACCCTCCGAGCATGGCCGCGCTGGCCGCCAAGAGGCGCTGATTGGAAGCCAGCTTCACCGATCCGACATGGAGCGCGGTCGTCCCGACCTGCTGCTTGTCGAGGACGATGTCGCGGTACGTCGGCGTGAACAGGAACACCGACCCGGAGAACCCGGACTGGGTCTGGAAGATGGTCGTGTCCGGGTCGGTGAACTGGACCGAGATCGAACCGAAGGCTCCGGAGACAGCGTCGCTGTCCAGGCGCGATCTGTCTCGCAGCTCGAAGTTGCACGCGCCGCCGTTGTTGAGGACCGCGGTCGAGAAGAGCCTGGACTGGCCACGGAGGACGAAGTTGATGCCGCCGGACGCCAGGATGGCGAGGATGCCGTTCGACGCGACGCCGCCGTCCCAGTCCGCGTCCTCCAGTTCGTACCTGGAGAAGCCGCTTCCGAAGAAGGTGATGGGCGAAGCGGCGCCAGCGGCGAGCTGGAGCACCAGCCTCGTCGTCCGGAAGTTGCCGGTGATGGTGGCGCCGTTCTGGATCTGGATCGTCGGCCTGCTGCCGGTGAAGGTGTTGTAGGCGCCGACCAGTTCCACGTCGTCGAGGTTGTATGGGCCTCCGGCCGAGATCACCGGGGAACCGAGCGCGTCGCTGACCCTCACGATCTTGGGCCCAGCGACCGCGCTGATCGCCGCGTAGAGCGTGGCCCAGGTGTTGTAGACGTTGCCGGTCTCGACCCCGCCCTCCTCGTACACGAAGACGGCCGTCGAGCCTCCCGGAGCCGGCGACGAGACCCACTGCGTCCCGTCCCACAGGAGCACGTCGTTCAGCGCCGGAGCGATGCTCGGATCGATGGGGTCTCCGCGCAGCGCGACGACCGACACCGCGGTGATCGGGCCAGAGATGTCTCCGCCGATGGTCACCGGCGTCCAGTTGGGGCTGACGAACGCGAGGAGCTGGTTCGCGGTGGGGGCCGTCCCGACGACGTTCGTCCCCCGGATCCTCTCCACCACGTTCGTGCCCGAGGGCCCGGTCACGTCGCCGGCCAGGGTCACCGCTCCGCCGCCCTGCGTCGATCCGATGCCGGAGACGGTGTCTCCGTTCGACATGAGCAGGCCGTTCCGCCAGAAGAGCTGCGTTCCGCGGCGGATGCAGAGAACGACGGAGTTGTCGTTCGAGAGAGCGAAGCCGGCCGACGAGACGGCCATGGAGGCGTTCGCTCCGAGCGCGCGCGCGACGTTGCCGCGCACGACCTGGCCGTCCGCGATGGTCACGCTGCCCGCTGGGATCTGGTTCAGGAAGCCCGTGTTGGGGCTGAGGAACTCGATGGCAGAGGACCAGCTCAGCACGCCGGTGCCGGAGTTCCACGCGACGGTCCCGCCGCCCATGATGAGGAGGTTGCGGTCTTCGCGCGCGGCGTAGCCCGACGCATCCATCCCACGGATGAGATCGACGAACCTCTCCCACCACGGATCTTCGTTCTCCGATGGGTAGGACCACTGCATCCTGGGGGAGGACTCGGTCATCGCTCACTTCCCGTCTTCATGCTGCCGCCACCTGTCCGGTCAGGGTGACGGTTCCCTTGGTCACCACCTGCTTCGACTCGATGACGAGGTTGCCGTCTCCATCGACGAGCAGAGCGGGTCCGGTGATGCGGAAGATCGCGTACATGATTCCGTCCACGCCCTTCTGACCGGTCGATGGATCGGGGACGATCGAAGCGTAGAGGTCGCTGAGGCGCAAGGACTTCCCGAACGGGCGGACCTGGAGGAGGCCGTCGAGCGCCTTGCGGACGTTCGAGAGAACGGTCGCCTGGACGTACCCGTCCCGGATGCCGATCGTGCCCGTGATGTCCGCGCGGACCAGGTACGGGCCGCCGGAGACAACCTCCACCACCTGGGTGACCTCCTTCCGCTCTTCGAGGTACGCCTCCAGGCTGCGCATGAGGGCGATCGGGGGCTCGGTGAGGAAGCCGTCCACGTCCCGGGTGAGGATGGGCACCTGGACGAGGTTCGCCTGGCAGTCGGCCGCGAGGAAGGCATCGACGTGATCGAAGATCGCTTGCAGCTCGTCCTCGACCAGGTTCTCGAACTGGGTCGTGACCCTCGTGATGATGGCGGCGATCGTCGTCTGCTGCGCGGCCAGCTCGGTCGTCTGGACGGAGAGCGCGTTGGTCACGTCCACGATCGAGGCGTTCGCGTCCGCCGTCGCCTGCTCGATGTTCCCGGTCGCCGTGACGATTGCCTGGACCTGAGCTTCGACGTTCGAGAGCTGCGTCTTGATGTCGTTGAACGCCGCGTCCTTGAGCAGAAGCGTGGCCGCAGCAAGCCCCTCGTCGGCTCGCACCGACGCGTTGTTCGCGATGACGCGGATGGACTGTGCCGCCGACCGCGCGTCGATGGCGTCGCCCGCCGCGCTCGGCGTCTGCGGAGCAGTCACGATGGCGTCCAGCGACGCCTGGATGTCGGTCGTGACGGCCGTGTCGATGTCCCCGCGCGCGCCGTCGATGGCGACGCGGTTGGCCTCGGCGGAGTTGGCCAGCGCCGTCACGTCGTCCGCGACCGGCTGCACCAGCCCGCGGATGTTGTTCAGGAGCGCCTGGAGTCCAAGGTCGTTGTCGGCTCCACGAGCCACGAACGCCTGCGCCACGGCCACGGAGCCGGCGAGAGGGTCGCTGAACGTCTGCGAGAGGCCGACGTAGTCCTCCTGCGTCACGGCGACGTTGCGGGCCTTGAAGAACCGCGGCGCGTTCGCCTTGGCGGTGGTCGTGTCCTCGGGGTCGGCTCCACCCGAGCTGGGCGCCGGGTTCGTGATGGTGAGGGGGATGGCCTGGAACATCACCACCAGAGGCGCGACCACATCGGTGATCGTTCCGTTCAACACGAGGCCGCTCTTGCCAGAGGTCGCGGTGTAGACCACCACGATGCTCGCGCCGGAGGCGGGCACGTTGCCGGCGACGCCGTCTCCGAAACGAACGGTCGTGGGGTCCGAGTTGAAGTCCACCTCGACCTGGTTGGTCTGATCGAAGGTGATCAGGTCCGTGATGTCCCACGGCACCCCGGCCACCGTGACCGAGACGGTGCCCTCCGCGACGAACTTCCCGTCGCCCGGGTTCAGCCGGAAGACCTGGTTCTTGGACCCGTTGGACGTGAACGTCTCGGTCCTGGTCGTGCCCTCGCGGCAGGCGATGGTCCTGGCTGGCGAGAGGGGGCCCTCTCCGGCCAGGAAGGTCACCGCCTCGGTCGCCTCGAACACCAGGCCGGACGGGCCCTCGAACTGGAAGCCGACGGGGACGGGGACGTTGAAGGCGTAGATCTGCCGGAGGTTCACCTCCAGATCCACGGAGGCGGCGATGCCGCCAGCCATCTTGTAGCCGATCTGCCGACAGAGCCGGTTGACGGCCTTCCTGGTCCGCGCCGTCAGGAGATAGCTCTCCGACGCCTGGCGATCGATGTAGAAGCTCAGCGTCTCCGCGGCCCACGCCACGATGTCGATGAGCATCTGGCCGGTCCCCGAGACGACGAAGTCGTTGAACTCGGTGACGAAAAGGGTCTGAATCCTCGCGACGATGTCATCGACGAAGCTGAAAAAGTCCTTGCCGGCGAAGCGGGCCCTGTTGATCTGCGCGGCAGGGCTCTCGATCTGGATCGGATCCATTAGGCCACCTGCTTCCAGGTCCGCCCGACCACGATGTGGTTGACGGTCTGCTCGGCCACCCCGAACTCACGCGCGAGTTCGCGCTGAGTGGAGCCCTCGCGAACCCTCGACTTGATGACCGATACCTGAGCCTCGGTCAGCCTGGCGCGAACGTGAGCGCTTCCGCGAGGTCTTGCTTCCGGCTTCGTCCTGGCGCCGCTACGGTCCCCTGCGGCGGTTCTGCCCTTGGCACCTCGGTCAGCCGCGTTGTCCGCATCGGACCCGGCGAAAAGGTGGTCGGGACGAACGCAGCCGGGGTTGTCGCACTTGTGAAGAGCGCACATCCCATCTGGAAGCGGACCGTTCGTCAGCTCGAACGAAAACCTGTGCGCCCGTACGGTCTTGCGCCTGGTGATCGCGAAGCGGCCATAGCCCTTCGATGTGGCACCAAGCCAGATCCAGCAGGTGTCGGTCTTGCTGACCTTCGACCAGAACCGGTCTTCGATGGCTTGCGTCTTGACGAACACGGTGCCGCTGCTCCTTCACTCCCTGGACCAGGGAGCACTGCTTCTTCGACGATCACGCGCTGAACGAAGTGCTCGCCCGTCGGATGACTCCTACCACCTCGAAGGTCACATCGACCAGGATCTCCACCCCGTCCGAGGTCTCGCGCTCGGTCACCTCGACGAAGAGGATGCGCGCCCGCGGCTCTCCAGCCGAGATCGCGCGGCGAACTTCGTGGTCTACCCGCGCCCGAAGCAGGGGCCCGGAGTTCTCGAAGATGAAGCTGTAGGTGTCCGACCCTGCGTCCGGTCGCATGACCCTGGATCCACGGGGGGTCTGGAGGATGCGGGCGATGTTGTCCGCGACCACGTCCTCGTCGGTCCTCGGAGCTGGCAGCCCGAACGCCGAACGGGTGAACGGGAAGGCAATCCCTCTGATCGTCACGCCGCCCTCCAGTTACGGCCCGCCAGGGCCATCCAGATTGCCCCCTGTGACACGCCGTATTCGGCCGCAAGCGCCCTCTGCGTCACCCCTCCCTCGACGTATCGCGATCGAATCTTCGCGACCTGCTCCTCCGTAAGCCTCGACCTTCCGTTCTTCCCCCCCGCGTTTGAGGTGCCCTTGTAAGAGGCTCGGCCCTTGGAGGCCATGTCCCTCATATTGTCTCGCTGCGTACCGATGAACAGGTGGTCGGGTCTCACGCACCTCGGGTTGTCGCAGCGGTGGAGCACGCTCATTCCCGGCGGAAGCTCACCGTTCGTCAGTTTCCACGCGATCCTGGCCGCTCCCTCCGGTCGCCTGGATCCATCCGCCTTCGACCCAACGTTGAGGAACCCATAGCCGTTGCCGAAGTAGGCGCCATCCCACTCCCAGCAGTCGCTCGGACCGGCTCCGCAGAAGCGGACCTTCTCCCAGAACCGCGTCTCTAGCGGAGTGGTGAACCGGATGGTCATGCCGCCGCCTCGACGGGACGGAAGGTCTTGCCCGAGAGCACCTGCCAGATGGCCATCTGCGAGACGCCGTACTTCTCGGCGAGCGCACGCTGGCTCACTCCACCCTGGCTGTACTCCGCCCGGATGATGTCTGCCTGCTCGACGGTGAGCTTCGCTCGTCCTCGCTTCTTCACGGCGCCCTAAGTCTACAGGATCGTCTGCGTGACGGGAGCCGCCGGAGCCACCACCGTCTGGATGGTCCCGCCGATGTTCGCCAGCGACAGGACCCTGGCGACGGCCTGAGCGGCCGACTCCAGCGTCATGCGACCGCTGGTGTTGGAAAGGAACTCGGAGGTCAGGACGGCAGCGATCGTTCCGACGCCGGGGGGCGGGATGAGCGTTCCCGGTACGATGACGGCAGGTCCGGGCAGCACCCAGATCGCCGAGGCGAGCGGGCTGCACGCCAGCCAGAACGCCGCGACCGCCGCCTGGATCTGCACTGGCGCCACGTTGGCCTGGGAGAAGCCCTGGAGCGCCGCGCTGAACGCTGCCTTGGGCGCGGTGTCGAGGATGGGCCTGGCTGCCGGAACCCCGAGCAGCGATGCTCCTTGGAAGTAGTCCAGCCACGCGCGCGTGAGCGTGTCGATGGCCACGCTCTCCTGGTCCGTGCCCACCATGCGCGAGAGACCGTTCGCCAGAACTCCCGTGACGAGCGGCATCTACTTCACCTTGACGGTGCCCGAGAGGAAGTTCCTCCAGCGCGCCTTGATCCCCTGGAACTGCGCCGCGTTGATGGGCGTGCCCGACGGGCCCATGCCGGTGGGCACGGTGAGCGCGTTGATGGCGTCGATCAGCTCGTCGAGCAGGCCCTTGAGCGTGTCGCCGAGCACTGCCGCCTCGTTCGCGTCGAGCCCGATGTAGACGGTCTTCCCGCTCGCGTTGAACGCGCGCACGTTGCCGTCGTTGTCCATCTCGACGTAGGCGCCGTTCGCGTGCTCGATCCGCACCTTCTTGGCGTTGTCGCGCCCGTCGAGCGTGATCTTGTGCCCGTGAGGCGTCCACCATCCCCACGTGTCCGGGTCGCGGAGGTCCTCGGGGATCTGATCTCGTCCCCAGACGCCCGCCTCCCAGACCGGCATGTCGAGCTTGCCGTTCTCGAAGGTGACCCAGACGATTGAGTCCACCGGCGGTGGCGCGCGGAACCCGTACCCGTTTCCAGCTCCACCTGGGAGCTTGGGGTACGCGATCCGCGAGACACCCTCCGCGTCGCCCACGGATGGAACGCGGACCCTGATCCGGCCCTGGTTGTTGTCGTCGGTGTTGCCGACGACGATGCCCCTGTAGACGCCGTAGTAGAGCCGGAACGACTCCAGCCCGTGCATCATGAGTTGGTCGAGGAACCGGAGGAACCCGGTGGCCGTGTAGGCGGGACCCGCACGCGTACCCATCACCCCTCCTCTACCGGATCGACCTCGACGGCCCCTCCGCCAACTGCGTCTCCGGACGGCTCTGGCGGCGTGGATGTATTGACAACGGCTGGCGAAAAGGAGATCACGGACGACATCATTCTGGCACTGGTGGCGTTATTCAACAGCTCCAATGTCATCGTCCATTCTTCGGCGGACACCCTGTGTGTTACTTTCTGAACACCATACACACCGTCGAACACTCCTGTCCCGATAATAGTCACCGTCACACCCGGAAACAGATCCGGGATTCCGATGGTGGTGATCGTTACCTGGATACCGCCACCCCTTATCGCAGACTCGGACAAGTGGGAGCGCGCCGCGATCAGCGGCCTTCGCGGGTCTCGCTCCGATACGTATAGATGTGTTCCTACTGTGTCATCTGTTGGATCGTGAGCTACGCGTACAGACGTGTCTTCTACCGTTGTCCCGCCCGGGACCGCGACAGACTCGCCGGTAGCAGTGGTCGTGTCGTCCTCTCGACGAACCACCACCGTGGTCGCAGTGAGATCGTCGGGACTAACGCCACCGATGCGCACGCTGGTGGCATCGCCTGGTAGCCACGTGCCTTCCGCGGAAGTCTCGAACTCCAGGATTGGGAAGTATACGTCGAAATCAGGGTTCCCCCTCATAACGAATCCGTATCTCGGAACAGCTCCAGTTAGTGAGTCTCGTGTCAGTATCTTTAGCGTCTGCCTCCCCTCTGTCAGCCTAGACGGCTCCATCCACGCATCGCAGTCTGCGGACCTAACAAGGTGCTGAATGAAAAACCAGTCGGACTGATTTTGCTGAGATACAGACGGTCTTCTCTCCAAAAGCGGATGGTCCGACCTAAGAATCGACGGAGGTTCCAGGTCGATGTGTTCGTAGCCTGGGCGATCAAGGATTGATTCGATGATGTCGAGGTATGACCTGTTAGTGTACTCCGCGGATCTGGATCCGCGGAGGGCGATGAACGCACCGCCTTCTCCGTTCAGCGTCACTGACAGCCCCTCGTCCGGAGTGATCCGGACATCGGGCCTTTGCGACATAGAGGAAATCCACGGAACAAACCTTCCGATTCTCGGATAGCCGACCTGGCACTCGATCACGTTGCCGATCCTCAGCAGAGGAGAAGCAAGCACACCCATCCCGATGTCGAATGGAGTGGCCAATGAAACAGTCACCTTACTGTTCATCCCCAGCGACACCTCAATATCAACCGATTCAACGCACGGGAGTCCAGCGATCAGGGTGTCCCCGTCCAAGCCAAGCGCGGCATCAACGATCGCAAGCGTGTCAGCCGTATGCGCACCTGGGCTGCCTGGGCTCATCCACAGTGGATACACATCGCCATCTGTGGTCACGATGCGGATAGAGATCTGAAACCCAGACGGATCGATCACAGGCACGACATCACCTTCCTTCCAAGCCGCGCGTGGGACGCCGCAGGATCTCGGAGAAGACGCGCCGACCAGACGGGATGCGGATGGTGTCGCCGCTGTTCAGGTCGTTGGGAAGCAGCTCGAACCCGTTCGCGATGGCGATGATCCACCACAGCTCGGGCGAGCCGTAGAACCTGGTCGCGATCTTGTCGATGCGGTCGTTCCGATCGACCTTGTACTTGATGTCGTCGGGCGCCACGTCGATCACCGGGTACTCGGGGTACTCCCAGTGCTCGACGCCGTCGATGGTGATGAGCCTCGCGTTCTTGAGCCGGCTGGTCTCTCGTAGAGAGACGGTCATCTAGTCATCTCCTCGCCGGACCCACCAGCGCGACTGCCCCTTGCTCTAGTAGGCCCGCCGCCCCTGGCCAGCGCCGACCCGAGCTGGCGAACGGCCTCTGGGCCGAACGCGGAGACGACCATCTCCCTGGCGATGTCGCGCGCGCGCTCGCGCCCAGTCGCTTCTTCCGCCGCGGCTGCTGCTTCCATGCGCGCACGTGCTCTCGTGCGCGGAGCGCCGATGTCCGCGCCTCCACCAGCTCCGCCGGCCGCATCCTCGACGGTGCGCGCCGCGACCGGCGGTCTCGTGTCGTCGTCCTCCGTTACCGGGGTGACCACGGTGGTCCCGGTCTCCGTGGTCGTGGTCGCCACGTCCGGCAGCGCCCCTTCGAGGTCCTGCACGTCGGTGCCGATAGCGCCCAACCGTTCTGCCGCACGCTCCAATGTTGAGTCGAGACGTTCTCCGAAGGAGTCGATCCCGGCAAGCTCGCGGGTCATGGCCGCAGCCGCTTCGGACCTCTCGCGGGCCGCGCGGGCCCGGTTCTCCGCCACCACCGCCGCCAGGGCCGCTTCCGCCGCCACCACTTCGGCGTCCTGCGCCGCCACGGCCGCCGCGCGCTCTCTGCGCTCGTTCTCGATCTCAGCCCTAGCCGCAGTGATGCGACTCTCCTCCCTGGTCACCTCGGCGTTGAGTGAGGAGACTGCCGCGTCGAGGGAGTCACCCACCAGACCCATCGCGGATCGAAGCGGCTCAGGGATGGCGTTGAACGCTGTCTGGATCCCGCTGACGAGCGACTGGATGATCTGCAAGAACGAGATCCGGAGACCGGCCACGGTCATCTGGATGTTCTCGAAGATGGTCATGAACGAGTCGCCGGCCTGGAGGATCGGCTGCGTGAAGAACCGCCTCACCCTGGTGCCGATGAGCTGCCAACCCGCAGCAAGAGTGTCACGCGCTCCCTCGAAGGTCGTCCGGAAGTTCCGGATGGCGGAGTTGATAGCAAAGAACGACCTGACGGCGAACCGAGCGACGGACTGGAAAACAGGAATCCACCCTCTGAACCTGTTGATCGCGTCTGCCTGAGAACGGACGAACGCGTACAGGGCGGGCCGGATGAAGCGCTGCCACATCATCCGGAACGAATCGCCGGTGCTGATGATCTGCTCCTGAGCGCCTTCCTGGCCATCCACGAAGTCCACGGTCCACCACTCGCCGACCAGATCAAGGATCGGCTGAATGGTCTCGGACCACAGATCCGCGAACGCGGACCCCACCTCAGAGGTCACGTCCCACGCGATCTCCGCCATCGGCGCGATCACGTCGTCCCACGCGTCGCCCATCACTTCGAATGTCGCCACGACGAAGTCGTAAAAGTCGTAGAAGATGGCCATCACACCGCCCTGGTGGAACAGCATGGAAATCTGGTCGGAGCCGAAAACCTGCTCGAACGGCCACAGCATGATGCCAAGGATCCCGTTCACCTGGTCCATCATGCGGCTCGGCAACGACGCAATACCCTCGATAACTGAGTCCACCACTTCCTCGCCGAAAAGCCCGCCGAGGATGCCTCTCGCGATCGTCGGAATCTGCCCGATCGTCTCTGAAAAGATGTCACCGAGCAGACCGAGAATGGTTGGTACGATCTCGTCTGCCGGCATGTCGAATGCGTCTGCGAAGAAGTTCGCGATGTCCCCGTTGAACTCGCCCGTGAATAGGTTCGCGACGAACTCGAACGCCTGGCGGAACCCGTCGCCGATGGTTTGACCGACGCTGACCCAGTCCACCGACCGGATCCAGGCGCCAATGTTGAATGCGCCTGCGGCAAGCCATTCGAGCCCACCCATGAACGACTGCGCAGCCTCGTGCGCGATCCCGGCCCAGTCGATGCTCTCGAAGAGGTTGGAGATGTCCTCCCAGTAGTAGGTGATCAGCCCAGCACCAGCCGCGACACCTGCAACAAGCAGCCCCCATGGGCCGAGGAATCCGACAATGGAGGAGGCGCCGGAACGCAGCCACCTGAACGCCGAACCGATTCCAAGCTGGTTCATCGCAAGCAGCATCGGAACGAGCGTGGGTGCGATCTCGGCAAACGCGCTACCCAGTTCTCCTACGAACGGAAGCGCGTCCCGAAGGTGGCTGGACAAGGATGGAAGGTATCGGTCGGTCACCTCGGTGACCGATTCGACGAATCCTTGCATACCGTAGCGACGGACGTTCAAAAACGCCCTCGTGAGCAAACCAAGACCTCCATCGCGTGAAGCAAGGTTCCTAACCGTGCCTGCGACACGATCGTAAGCTTCCCGCTGCCGCTGCATCATGACGCGGTCCATGTTCATGCCGCGCTGGTGCCTCGTGATCGAGTTGAGGCTTGTCTCGAACCCGTCGCGCAGCCGGTCCATCGACTCGGAGAACGTGCGCGCGGTGCCAGCTCCAGACCTGGCCATGCGGTTGAACGCGCCCTCGAACTCGCCGACCGGCTGCGTCGCCGCTTCCAGCGCCGCAGAAGCCTCTTCTCCTCCTGTCACGAGAAACTGAAATTGCTCCGGCATCTGAGCGAGTGCCGTTTGAAGCCGATTGTAGGCGGGACTAGACCTGTCCATCGTAGACACGAGACCACGCAAGCTCTCTGCGAACCTGATGGGGTCCGACATGAGCATGTTCATGGCCCCATCCACGTCCCCCGATGCGATGGCCAGTTCTTCGAGGAGCGGAGACAGTTCGGATCCGGTTCCCGTCACCAGTTCCGTCATGGCGCCACGAACGTCCGCCAATCCAGTGAATACGCCAATGGCGGCCTGAGATGCGTCCTCAAAAGATCCGCCAAGGTACCTTTGCATCGCCAAGGAGAGACGGGTCACCGATTCAGTCGTCTGCTCGATGGAGAGACCAGAAAACCTTGCTAGCACCGGGTCCGCCGCCGAGATGATCTCAGGAAGCCTCCTGACCGCGTCTGCCCCGAACCCAAACGCCTCGCCGATGGCCGTCACACGATCCACCAGCGCCGACGCGCCGTCTGCCCCCAGTTCGTAGCCCTCGGAGAGCCTGGTGAGCAGGGATGCGAGCTGCTCGCCGGAGAGGATGTTCGCCTGGATGCTGCCCGCCACGGTGCGCAGCGAGATCCCGAAGTCGTCGAGGCTGTTGCCGCTTCTGGCGATCCCGGTGACCGCGGAGATCATCTCGTTCGCGTCGATGTCGAGCGAGTAGGCGAGGCCGGAGATCTCGCCACGCATCCCTTCCACCTGGTCACGCAGCGGACCAAGTCCGACCGTCGCTCGTCTCCACGTGTTCGAGAACTCGACGCCGAACGACTCCAGACCCGTGTCGCTCGGGTCGATGCCAGCGCGATCGGCCAGGCCCTCCAGCGAGTCGCCGATCCGATCGAGCTGGGCAAGGCTGATCGCTCCGATCGCGTTGCCGAGCCGCTGGAGCGAGCTGGATGCACGGCCCGCCTCCTCCACGGAGGTGGCAACACGGTCCATGCCCTCGGCGACGTTGCCGGCGGCGCGAGACGCTCCCGCGTCCCTGGCTCCGAAGACGAAGCCGAGACCCAGGAGGCGCCCCATGCCAGAGCCAACTCCAGCCATTACGAGACCCTCCCAAAGACCGCTTCGGCGTCAGGCCATCCACGAATCAAACGCCCCCACACGCGCTTCGGATCCACGCCCGCTTCTTCGGCCCATTCGACTAGCAGCGCCGTCCTTCCTCCAATGGTCAGCGACCGACTGTTTCGCCGGTTCCGGTTTTGCTCGACGGACGTGGCCCACCGCACGTTGCCCGGCTCATACCCACGGTTCACGTCGATGCGATCGAGCGAATGCTTGGAGCTGGGGCGCCTACCGATGTGCGCAAGGAACGCCGCAAACCCGTCCGTGCCACGCCATTCGTCTGCGACCCGAACACCGCGTCCGCCGTAGAGCGCCCGCTTGGGGTGGTTCTCGTTGTGGCATCGGGCCTGCATCTCCGACCCGTACATGAGGTTGCCGGACTGGATCCGCGGCGACGTGGACAGGACGGACCACTGCCCGACCGAAGACGGAACCGCCTTGCGATGTGCAGGCATCTACCGTACCTCCATTCCGCCGCCGACACCACCAGCCACCGATCACCTCTTGCCCTTGCCCTTCGGCTTGTTCGCCGCGACGTACCTGTCGAGGTGTTCCTTCTCCTGACAGAACCGCTTCCGCCTGCCCGCCGGCATCGACATGATCGCGTCGTACGGCTGGCGGAGCCGCTCCATTAGGTAAAAGACCTCCTGTTCGAGTGCTTCCGCTGAGCCGATGGGAAGAAAAAACTGCGCTGCCCCAGGTCGAGACGACCGATGAACGACTTCTTGCACTTGGGGCAGTCGAAGTCGATGTCGGTCTCCACGCCCGGCTCATGCCTCATGAACTCGTCGCGGAGGTACTGCCGATCGTTCACCGGGAGGTTCTTGATGACCTGCCGGATCTCAGCGAGGCGCCGCGCCATGTTCTTGAGCATCTTCCCCTTGTCGGGGTCGATCACCTCGCTGGGCCGCACGTCCACCTTCATGCCGTTCAGCATCGTCAGGCGGATGAGGATGCCCCAGGTGAACATCTCGTGCTGAGCCATGTCGTTCTGGATCACGGCCGAGAGGATCTGGTCCTGGTCGAACGAGGTGACGCGCCACGAGTAGTCGAAGCCCGAGTCCGGGAGCTTCCCCTCGAAGCTCCTCTGGGTCGGGTCCTCCATCTCGTACAGCTCCAGGTCCGAGAGGTCGATCTTGAAGTCCGAGTCGGCCCCGCACTTCGGGCACTCGACCCGCATGTCGTAGATGTCCTTCGTCGTCCTCCAGTGGCTCACGCGCCGGAGGCAGATGAGGAGATGCTGTCGCGACCCGGCCGGAAGACTCCGGATGGCCTTGATGATCTGCTGCTTCTCCGTGAACGTCCCGAAGCGCTCGCAGCACTGCGTGAGGACGCCGGTCATGCGGGTGAAGAAGGGGACCGCGTCGTTGGAGAGAAGGTCCTCCTCGTGACCCGTCATCGCTCGGAGCTGGACCTCGGTGTGGACGATCCCTTCGTCGTCGAGGTAGCCGCCGACGATGTGGAAGACCCCCTTCTCGGCTGCCCCGTCCGTGATCGGCTGATAGCCGTCGTCGGTGTCGAGGATGCCGCCCTCGGCCTGCGAGAGGTACTTCGACTTCTGACCGCGCTCACCGCCGCCATCGGCGACTTCGTCCTTGCCTGCCATCTTCTTCTCCTTCTGCTGCGCAGCCACGGGCTGCGCCACTTCACGCGCCCATCGAGCGCGAGAGCCTGTCCATCCACTTCTTCCGCTTCTTGCCGTCCATGGGCATCCGCCGAACCATCGGCGTGCCGATCGGCCTCGGGAAGGCCGCAACGTTCGCGGTCGTGGTGTCCTCGTCGATCTTCCTCACGTAGACGACCTCGCCGTCGCCGACGGTGTCGTTCTTCTTGATGGTCGCCCGCCCCTTGTCCTCGTGCTCGTCGCACACCGGAACGTACGCGCGCCCCTCGGCCCAGATGAGGCTCTTGCTCGCCTGGTGGGCGCAGAACGCGCACTTCTGGGGCTTCGACGCCGTGCCGGTGAACTGCTCCGCCTCGCCGAGGTCCTTGCGCGGCTTGGCCTTCGGCCTGGGCCCCTTGAGGGCCGTCGTCCGATGCTTCTCGGACGCGTCGAAGTGCATCGGCCCCAGCGGCTTGTCGCCGGCTGTCTTGGCCCTCTTGGCCTTGTCCTTCTCGACGTAGCCCTGGATCTGACCTTCGCCGTCCTGCCCGTCCTCGCCGGCCAACTGGAGGAAGAAGACCGAGAGCGGAACGAACTTCGATCCCGGGACAGCTCGACTGGCCGCCCCCGCGCTGGCCATGCCGTACGGCGCAGCGGCGCCAGCCGTGCCGATGGGGGACGAGATCGCGCGCGTGGAATGACCGAGGGGCACGTCCCGAGACTACTCGATCCCGGCCGCGGTTGCCCTACGCGACTGGTATGCGCGCTCGCACGCCCGGCAGACACGCCATCCGTTTCTCCGGATCCTGGTGTTCTCCTCGGTGTACGGATGCCCGTTGGCGCAGTGGGTTCGCGCCGCCGGTTCGGAGAACGGCTTCCTCGCGGCCATGTGCAGGCGGTGCGTCCGGATCCGGTGGCAGTTCGCGCACACCACGTCGCACTTCGCGACCTCCTTCAAGATCTCCGTCTCGTTGAACTTTCCAGACGAGACGGCTCCACCGAGCGCGATGCGCTTCGTCGATGGATCCCGATGGTCGAAATCCATGACGTACGGCGGGTATTTGATTCCACAGTCAGCGCAAGGCTTGTCCTTGAGCGCGTACAGAAACTCGCGACGCCGCGCCCTCAGCCTCCGCAAGCTCTCGGCGACCGCGGCCTTCCGCGCTGGGCTGGCGTCGTACGCGCTCACGCGAACTCGGTCACCGAGTCCTCGACGTGCAGCTCGGCATACTGCACGACCGGATGTCGTACCGGAGGGCTCGTCCCGTGCGCCGGGAACTCGACCCAGATGTCGTACCTGTACGTTCCGGCCTGTAGCTGCGCCGTGTCCGTCGTATCGAGGGTGACGACCGCCACCCCCTTGAACGGATCCGTCACCACGATCCCGCTTCCAGTGGTCTTCGAGATCAGCACCGGCGACCCAGCCGTCTTGCGGACGCTCATGTAGAGCGTCGCGCCCTCAAGCCTGGCCTCTCGCCCCTCCTTGGTCTTCACTCGGACGGAAAACGTCTTCGTCTGGCCCTGGACCAGACGAAGCGCGTTGAGTCTGTTCGGGGGGTGGGGCACAGATCACATCCTACCCGGAGGCGCGATCAGCATCCAGGATCCTCGTCCTCGACAACGGCAACCAGATCGCTGTCAGCCGCCACGAGCGCGTCCAGCTCGGCATCCTCGTACACGGCGGCCTGCAACGAGAACACGGCGTGCTCCTCGACGACCGCTTCGAGGTCCAGATCGTCGATGATGCCGATGACCCAGCCATCCTCGACGTACCCGCCGCTCGGGAACGCCGGGACGATGTCAGGCAGGACGATGTAGCCGCGGGTGGCGATCCCGTACTCACCGTCGAGCCGGCCCCTCGTTGCGATATGAAGGGGCTGGATCAGCACGATCACTCCTGACGCTGAACGCGGACCGTCTTGCCCACCTCTGTCTGAACGAGGGTGATGTCGCCGGCCGTCTGGCCAGACTTGGCGACGCAGAGAGGCGCTTCTGGATCGAGACCAAGGATCCGGTGGATCTCGGCCAGCTTCACGGCGAACTCGGTGTCCATGGCGATGGCCACCTGGCCGAGGTGACCAAGCACGATGACCTGGTTGCCCACCGCCGGAACGAACGGAAGATCTGGCTCCAGCGTGAAGGCACCACCAGCGTACGCCGCGATGCGGCGCGCGACCGCCCCAGAGGCGCTTCGCACAACCACTACCAGGCCATCATAGAAGCCGTTCGGCTGCCCGGCAGCAGTGTTGACCACGGAAGCCGTGGAGCCCGCCGTGGCCGTCAGGTTGGCCATCACGAGGGCCTGGCCAAGCAGTTCCACACGGTCGTCGGTAGACGCCAGGCGCTCGCCAGCCGACCCCGCCGGGTAGATGCCAGGGAGGGGTTCCGACCACACCGCGTCAGCGATGTCCTCCACGATGTCCGCCGGGAGCGGACCGACCTGCACCTCGAAGGCGTAGGTGTCCTCCTCCGGGGTGGTGACCTCGACGTACCAGAGACCGTCGGCGTTCGGCGTGAACTGAATGTAGTACCGGCCGAGACTGATCTCCGTGACGACCGATGCGACACCGGAGACGGATCCGTTGACGGCGATGTACCGGCCAAACGCTCCGTCAAGCAGACCCGACACCGGCGTCACACCGTCCACGTCGTACGCGGGGAACTGTAGCTGGACTGGGACGCCCTGTGAGCCGAGGATCGCCATGGGCACAGCTTACCCTGACGAGGTCGCGAGCGTTACGCCGGCCGCTTGAAGCCCATCGTTTCGAGGACCTCCCACAGCGCAAGGTAGGCACGCCCCTCGTACTTCGTCGCCTCTTCCTCGGACGCGAACGTCATCCCATGGCTGACCAGAAGGTCGAACTTCTTGATCGTCCAGACTACGTGAAACTGATCTCTGTCCAACCGGTGCTCACTGATCCGAATCAGATCCTCCATAAAGCACCCTCTCAGAAGTCCGTCTCCAGATACAACGAAACAAGATCGAGTCCCACAGCAAGAGCCGTGGCGTTGTTCGTTCTCCACGCCTGAACCGCGAGCAGCGTGGTGCTAGTAGGAATGTCGGTGGTCCACGTTCCCTCTGACACGTCTCCAGTGTTGAGTCGCTCCACTCTATATCCGACCTGTCCATCGCCACTGTTGGAGAACAGGATCAGCTCGTAAGCGTCAGCACTCAGTGTCGCTGCTGGAAAGTTGGCGCCAAGATCAACGGTGGTGGCAGTTCCGGAACCATCGTTGCGGATAAGATGGAGGTTCGTCGAGGTGGAGAGCTGGCATACGCCGAGCACGTTGGTCAACGTATTCGGCTCTACGTTGGTGGGCGCTCCGGTCGCGGTGCTCAGGCCGCAGAACATTCTCGCCCCGGACACGGTGGCGGCGTCGCTCGGTACGAATCTCATGACAAGCATGAATCCGCCACCGACGCCATCGCCGATGTAGATCTGAGCCGCAGCCAACCTCGCACCGGCAAGAGACCCAGCCGCAGCCGCGGACACGTACCCGAGTCTACGCATGGACGTAGCCATGTTCGTCACGGCTACCGTTCTCGATGTTGCCGTTCCGGTGGCCGTTGGAGCAGCGATCCCATCGGCCAATGGAGCGATTGTAGCGTTACCAATAGGCTTCCACTCGCCAATCCTGTTTCGACCCAAAAACGGCTGTAGACTCGTGTTTCTGCCGCTTGGACCAATGGCGGCTGGAAGCACTCGACCGGCGAGACCTCTACCGAACAGCTTCACCCGACTCGCCGCTGGCGGTGCCGGCGTCGCGATTGATTGAAGCGCCAGCTCGGATCCGTCGATGAGCGCATTCCCAGCAGCGGCAGGTGACCCTGCTGACACGTACAGGATCGATCCGTCTGAGCCGCTGAACCCAAAACTCCTTTCGCCACCGTTCGCCTCGATGACCTTCCAACCCTCTCCTCTGACGTACCAGATACCGCTTCCGGCGGGAACCGCGTACGTCCTCGTGAGTCTGGTATTGGTAGTGTCGAACTGGTGAATCGTGACGTTGTGGGTGATCGAGTCGCGGTTCACGATCTCGACGTATGTGATTACCCTATTCCCGGACCCAGGCGCCGAGACAATCGTTACCGGGGTCGTTCCGTTGCTGCTTCCTCGTTCGTTGACGTACGAAAGCGTCGTCCCGGAGTCATCCACGCTGTGCGTGACGAAGTCCACCGACGTACCGGCGGCGCCGAGAAGCATTCTGAGCTGCCACGGGGACGTGAGAATCATGACTTGCTCCCGAACATGAGAAGGCGCCTTGCCACATCGTATGTGGTGAGTCCTCCGCCTCCGTACGGCGTGTAACCACCCATATCCGCCACTGGAAGCCTGACGCTGATTCCGGTTGGTGATCCGACCTTCGTCAGATTTCCCGTTCCTACGGCAGGTGTCACCGTGGCTGGCACCGTGAAGAACGATGCGCCGGTGTACGCGAGAGTCCACGACACAACGTCGGTAGGCAACTCTCTCCTGCTCAGGGCCGTGCCAATCGCCGTTCTGAGCTGATCGTCGGTCAGGGTGCCGGACAGATAGCCAAGTCCGAAGTATCCAGACCTAGCGTCTCTCTCGTCAGTGAACGCGGTTGTCCACCCGATCCTCAGCGTACCGGCTGACGCTGGGCTCACCGCTCCCGACTGAGATGCCGTGAACTCGTGAGGACCAGGCCCGACCCACACACTCACCGTGGTCGTTCCAGCGCTCTCTGTGACCCTAAGCGCCACGGCAAAGAACGAACCGACACGAATGTTCGAGAACAGAAGGTTCTGCGGAATCTGTAGCGCCGTTTCGACGCCACCGACATAGACGCGCGCCTGGAACTGTCCGTACTGCCACCACATCTCCCATCCGGTGGTTCCGTTGATGTTCCTGGCAATCGGATGAACCTTCGACACATCGAGGTTTCTGGCCGGTGAGAAAAGCACCAGTACGATGAACTGCGTTGCCCCTGGGGCCAGCCCGGTCGTCGCGCCTTCGTAGTAGTTCGACAGCGAGTCCGTGAAGAACCCTCGGGCGAGAGGAGCCTCTCCCTCGCGAGGATCGAACACACCCGACCCGTCGCGCATCCGGAACGCGTTTCCGTTCCTTCGGATGCCACCCAGAGCAGACGGATCCGCCAAAGCATCGTCCAGGATGATGCCCTCTTCGTCCGACTCTCCAGGTCTCCTGTCAGGAGTCTGAGCCACGCTTCACGCGTCTCCTGGTCGCCTGGACCGCTCTCTTGGCTACCGGAGATGACGGCACCGCCTGAGCATCCGCCTGAGCATCCTCAGACATGGCCTCGCGGAGACGCTGCTCCTTGATGGACACTGGGGCGCGCCTTCCCTCCGGCCTGCCCTCCGACGCAGCATCGAGCACCGGCTGCTCGGATGCCTCCTTCTCCAGCTCGATCAGCTTGGCGCGTTCGGCGTCGAAGCGCTTCTTCACCAGACCCACGAGCTTCTCGGTCTGCAACACCGCTCCGCTCTTGGCGATGACGGCGTTGGTAGCCTGCGCGTGCAACGTGGTGCAGACGCCCATGGCACGCTGCACCCACTTGGAAACAACCGACGCCGTCTCCATCGGGATTTTGCCGTCGTTGAGGTCCTGCTGTAGGTGCGGGAGGAGCTGCCCGATCAACTTCTCCGCCGTCGCATAGGCCGCCTTGGCACCTTCCTGCTGCTGCACCTCGACCTTCGCCGCTTCGAGCTGGTCGTCGAGGTCCGCGCCGATGTCGTTGGTGACCGCGACGCGAATCTGCTGCTTGAGCACACTCACCTCATGCCTCCATCTGAATCAGGTGTAGCGCGCGTACGGGACGACGCAGATCACATCGGGCGTGGCACCGGTTCCCTTGAGGGCGAACTCGAACCGGAGCTGGCCGTTGGCCAGCGACGTGCCGGGGTAGTAGTCGTTGTTCGCCGCCGCGTTCGCGCCAGGCCGGAGGAGCTGTCCGTTCAGGAACACGTCGTAGTCGGTGAGGAAGTCGCCGATGCTCATGTCGGGTAGCTGCGCGCTGAGGTTCGCACCTCCTCCGACGCCACCCACGTCCGTGTCGGCCGCCGTGTTCGCCGTAACGGCGGCATACACCTTCGGCCGACGGCGCGCCTGGGCGATCGCGCGCAGGAGCGAGACCTCGCCGAAGGCGGTCTCGAACCTGTCCCACTCCGCCGTGGTGTCGGAGAGCTTGATGCCGGCCGTCTGCGCCCAGGTGGAGCCGGCCTGGTTGCCGTCGTCGAGGTACAGTTCGGCGAAGCCGCGCACCTCCAGGTCGCCGGCCGTCGTCGCGAGCACGCCGTCCGTGACGCCGACCGCGATGGGCCTGGTGCCGCCGGACCGGATGGTCGCGCCCGCCGCGAAGTCGTTCACGACCGCGTCGTTGTTGAACATGTCCACGTCCGTGCCGAACTGGATCTGAGACGTGCCGCCGCCGCTTCCCTCCAGGACGCGGAAGAGCAACGCGTTCGTGAGGTCGCGGATGCGCCACGCGATGCCGGCGCTGTTGAGGTCCAGGTCGGCGTTGGTGGTCAGCTCGACGGGCGTGGTGCCCTGGTTGTCGTAGGCCACCTGGCGGGTGACGGTGGATCCCGAGGGGGTGTCCACGATCGCTCCACGGAGGAAGTCCTGCTCGTTGAGGTCCTCCAGCGCCTTGCGCTCGACCGACGCGTAGTTGACCGTCCGACCCTCGATGTCGGAGACCGGACACGCCTCCAGGTCGTCTCCCGCCGCGTTGATGCGCACGAACGAGAGCTGCGCCCTGTTCGGCGTGGTGCCCGTCATCGTGTGGCCGTCGGTCGCGGTCTCGGTCTGGAAGAGCGCGTAGACCGTGCGGCCAGAGGAAACGATGGGATCGCGAGACGCACCGTCCACCACCTCGCAGAGGTTCTTCGGGCTGATCGCCGTCGATCCGGACACCTCGGTCAGCGAGTGCGAGGTGCCGAACGAGCCGCCATGAGCTGCCGCCACCGTGCCGCGCGTCGTGACCGCGCCGACCGCCGCCGTGGTGTTGCTCGGAAGCTGGGCGAGCGAAAGGACGACGTAGTTCTGGGTCGCCGGAACCGCCACGTCGGAGAGGTTCGTGACCGTCACGAGAACGCGCTTGCGCTCCAGCGCGTGGAGGTCGTCCGCGATGGTCTGGACGCCACGAACTGCGCCCTCGGACGGAAACACCGGCGGAGCCGTGAAGGCGTCGTACCAGTTCCCGGTCTGGAGGTCGTTGAAGTACGACAGCATCGACCGGATGTTGTTCAGGTCATCTGCGAGGCTGACCGCTCCCGACTCCATGGTCGCCGCGGGAGCCACGTTGTCCACGAAGCCGACATCCGACTGGTTCGTCGAGCTGACCTGAGCATCCTGACGAATGAAGGTGCGGGCCATCTTTTCTCCTGCGGTTGTGGGAGCCTACCACGCTCATGGAGCGGGCACGTAGTCGATCACCAGCTTGTCCGTTGAGCGCGGAGGGAACTGCATGTGGATCGTGTCGTACCCGGTCCCGATGCCACCGCTCTCCTCGGCCACGTAGTCGTTGCCTGCGCCCTCGTCGAGCAACACCCCGTTGAGGTACACCGACTCGCGCTCGTAGCCCACGTGGACGAACTTGGCGCCCACGGTGAAGATGAGGTTCACCGAGTTCTTCGTGCCGAGGACCGGCTCCCGGTATCTCCGCACGGCGGATCCATCGGGTCCGCCGAAGGCCACGTCCTGCGGCGAGACCAGCAGCTCGTTCGAGCTGGTCGCCACCGCCATCTGCTGGAAGAAGACGGATCCGGACGGGTAGGTCAGGTCTCCGACCTTTGCCAGACGCCCATCGGTGCCTACCAGGTACGCCACACCGGCGACGAGACCGGTGTAGATGCCCACCATCGGACCGTGGAACTGCACAACGCAGAGCGTCGGGCTGTCCTTTCGGACAATGACGCCGACCGCCGGTGGGCTGCCGGGGACCGTGATGTCCACCCTGGCGACCTGGTATCGGTTCGCGACCTTCGGCCCGGTGATGCGAACGCAGTCGCCGACGAGATCTCCGGCCAAGCAGTTGGCCTTGCCCAAGATCTTCTGCGCGCGGGGAATCGAGGCTGCGTTCACCTTCGCGGTCATCGGGCCCCAGCCTATCAGAGCCGCGCGTCGTCGTTCCTCGTCACGGCGCTCACGATCTCGACCGCCGCGGAAGTTGCGCGCGCGGCCACCGGGCTGACCGTCGCCAGCGTCAGTTCGGCCACATGCTCTGGCTGGACCTCAAGCTCCTGGATGGACACGTCCGAGGAGGTCGCGTCGAAGTCGGAGCCCGCCTTGTACCTCGTCGGCAGGCAGTCGTAGAGGATCCACCCGCGGCCTGGAGTTCGTAGTGCTGCCTGGAGGAACGCCGTGTCGGGGAACGAGAGATTCGAGCCTGTGACCTGCGACTGCACCTTCCAGCCGAGGAAGTGGACGATCACGAGCGTGCGCCGAATCGGCTGCCGCCCGACGATGGCCCCGGTGATCCAGTTGTAGAAGTCGGAGTCGTAGAAGCGCGCCCCCCTGGACATCGAGACCGGACCTGCCTCGGCCTTCTTCACGATCCGGCGCTTGTACTCCCAGTTCCCCGGTTGCACATCGCGCAGCTCGACGGAGATCTCCGGAGCGGTGCAGGCCGAGAAGCCGAGCGCCGGATCGAAGATGCTGAGCAGCGAGTTCCCGCTGGGTCCCGACGCATCGAAGACCCAGAACGGGAACGCCTGCATCATGTCGAGAAGCCGCGCTCTCGCCAAAACCTACCGTCCTTCCGAGAAGATACCGAACTTGCGTTCGCAACGGATGCCGAGGCTGTCAGCGTAGATTGCAAGCCCAAGCGCGTCCACGTTCTGACCGAAGAACCGGAGCTGTCCGATGCCGGTCTTCAACATCGACCTCGTACCCTTCGCACCATACTCCATCGCGAGTGCCTGAGCGTCGTCGAGCATCCGAACGCTCTTCGATGTCAGCGCGCCAACCAGGTACGACCTCGTGCGTCGCTTGTCCGCCCAGCGGTTCCACGACCCATCGGAGTCCCAGAGTCCGCGAAGGAAGTGGGTGCGGTGGCCGCCGGCCTGGGGGATGCGGATCCTCTCTGCCTTGTTGCCGTAGCTGAGGCCCAACATCTCCTCGGCCAGCTCCACCAACGTGATGCCGCCGAGGTAGACGCTGACGCAGCCCTTGCGCTCGTAGAGGGAGCCGCCGCCGCTGAGGTCGCGAACACGCTCGCACACCTCCCGCGTCCCGCACAGATGGACCGCCCTCCGCTCGATCCACCCGTCGCCGGAGATGAGGCCCCATGCCCACGCGCTGGCCGGCGTCCACGTCGCCCAAAACTCGCTCTTGAACGGCAAGACGCGGTTCATGCGCCCGTTGGCCGAGCGGTAGTCCTCCGGCGTCCGAAGAACCCCGCGCGCCTCTAGGAAGCGCCTTGCACGGTCGCGAGGGAACCCTGTGACCCTCGATGCCGCCGCGCTGGAGCCCAGTTCCTCGTAGGCACGAAGGAGCGCTGACTCCATCTCTGGAGTTACCTCACGTCGGTTCCAGGCAGCGGCGCCGACTACGAACACCACGCCTGCATCCTAGCACAAGAGGCTAGGACTGGGCGACGATCTCCATGGCGCGCGGAAGCGGATCCGAGCACCGAGGGAAGTGCATGGCGCTGGTCTCCGGGTACGCGGCCGTGCCGAACTCGGCGACCATCACGCCGTCTCGCCATGCGCGAGACCGGCCCGGGTACTTCCGGTCCTTTCCGCCGGGCACCGTCACAGTGATGATGTCCACGGTGACCTCGTCGGCCTCGATCACCTCTCCCGATTCGAGTCTGACCTGCATGAGCGCCTCCATGTCGAGCAGCCGCGGACGAGCCACAGGGAGACCCCCTACGGGAGGATCCCGTGGTCAGACGCCGATGCGGGTGCCGTCCGGGCGGATGACGCCCCAGCGCTCGACGGCCACGTCCATCTCCATGATGCCCACGTCCGAGGTGGAGGCGTCGAGGTCGCCCGCGATCTTCACGCGGATGGGGAACGCCTCGAAGAGGAAGTAGCGCTTCGCCTCGTTGTTCGGGAACGAGGTCGCGAGGTCGTGCGGGAACGACCGGCCGGCGCGCGTCGCGTGGAACACCGTGATGTCCGTGCGGTACTCGCGACCCTCGATGGCCGCCAGGACCCAGCTCAGGAACGCCGTGTCGTTCCTGCCGACGCCGCGGGAGAAGGTGCAGTCGTTCACCGTGGGGACGCCCGGGTACTTCTCGGTGTAGGTCTTGATGCCCTCCCGGTACTCGGCCGCCTCGACCGTGAACTCCGGGGTGGTGACCGCCGTGAAGCCCGCCTCGGACGTGTCACCCACGCCTGGCGAGGGAACACCACCGGGCTGCATCGCGTCGATGGCCGCGAGTCCGTCGATCGCGCCAGCGCGCGCGTGGAAGCGGAAGTTGTGCAGCGGATCCGTCGCCTGAGCCCTCGCCATGTGCCTGCTCCTTCTTCGTCAGTAGCTCGGAGTCAGAACCACGTTCCGACCGATGATGTCACCCAGGGTGGTGAACCTTCCCTCGCCCAGTTCGAGTGGGGTGGGAAGCTGGGACACCCGGTTGATGAACTCTCGGAGGGTCATGTCCTCCTCGGCCATCTCCGTAGCGATCAGGTTGTACAACGACGGCCACTTCTCGACCATGGCCAGCACGTACAGCCCGCGGTTGAGGGACCAGTGGTTGCGCGACTCGCTCCTCCACCCACCGGAAGAACGCAGCGCGCGACCGAAAGCCCTGGTCGGATCCATCTCTCGCAGGTCGATACCCTGCTGCGCGAACCTCTCCGCCGCGGACAGACCGTAGGCCGACGCCGCGTTCTCGCGGATCCATCGGCGCCAGCTCGCCTGGTCCAGACCCTCGTGGCCCATGACCATGACTGGCAGGACGCCCTGCGCCTCCTGCGCCGGCCGAGATGCGTTGTCGAGACGCACGACACGCACGATCAGCCCCTCGTCGTCCGGAGGGGCGAAGGCGAGCGCGGAATCGAGCTGCTCGGAGAGCTTCATGGTCTGAACCGTATCACGCGGCTGGCCGCGCGGTCACTCGGGCGAGCATCGCTGCCGCCGCTCCGGCGGTGACGAGACGAAGTCGCTCGTCGCCGCCCAGCATGATGGGCGAGCTGATCAGGATCACTCCGCCGGCACCCGTCTGGATCGTGGCCGCCGTGCCATCTGGCAGGACGGTGGAGAGGGTGTAGCTGGCCGCGCCGGTCACCTGGAGCAGGACCCTGTCCACCCTCCACAGGGCCGGCTTGGACACGGGCTGACCGTCCACGAGCTTCTTGACTGTGAAGTCGAAGTCGAAGACGCCGCCGAACGTCGCCTCGGGGAAGAGACGCACACCATCCACATCCACCGGCTCCGACGGAAGATTGGCACCTCCGGTCAGCGACGACACAACGAAGCCGGCGTTCACCACCGTGTCTGGCAGCGCCGGCAGGTTACCAGCGGCACCTCCCAGCGCGTTCAGCAGGTTCACCTGGTTGCCGCCGCCGACCGACGCGTAGAGCGCGATACCCGGCGTGCGGTTGATGGCGGCGATGATGGCGTCGCGGACCGCCGATGCCGACATCGCGTCGGTGACGAAGACGCGCCTCGTCGTGGTCGTCTCCTGGACGCCGCCGGCCGGGTTCTTGTCGAAGACGAAGGTGAAGACCTCCTTCGCGCGCGCACGCAGCTTGAAGGTCTCCCCCTGCGCCAACAAGAGACCGGCGACGGTGGTGATCGTGCCCGACGAACCGCCGTTGGCTCCCGTGAACTGGGAGCCCGCTGCGATTCGCTGCTCGATGGTCAGAAAGCTCACCTGCGTCTCCGATCAGACCGCCCCGAGGAGCGGGCCAGAAATCAGACCGCGACCGCCGCGTCCGTCGAGAACACGCGCCAGGCACCGTTGTCGTAGTACACGGGAACGCCCGTGCCGGCACCGGCCCCCTGCCCCACCTTCCGTCCGTTGGTGCAGAAAGCGACGAGCCCATCGACGGCGTCCGGAGCGACCGGAAGGTCGGCGAACGCGTAGCGGGGAAGCATGTCGATCCGCATCGACCCGCGGGTTGGGGCCGCCCTGTCGGGGATCTCGTCGCCGACAGAGACGCTCACCTTGCCGGCGACGACGAGGCTCTTGAGCTGGGTGTCGCCGTCCAAGTCGGCGATGGTGAGGCCGGCCAGGACGACCGACTGCCCTGCCTTGACCTCCACCTTGGGGGTGGTCAGGAAGACATCGTCGTCGGGGGACGTGGTTCCGAGGTTCGTGACTGTCGCATCCATGTTCGCGCTCTCCTCCGAGGGGGTTCAGATCTGTCCGGACTTGCGTCCGATGTAGGCACACAGGGCCTTGGGGTCCTTCACCCCCTTGCAGCACTCCGTGAACATCTTCTCGCACGACGAGAACTCCTGCCCCGTCGCGTTCTTGCCCTTGAACGAGCCGTCCGCGTCCATGTACTTCTTGCGGCACTCGTTGTCGCAGCTCATCGCTTCGAGCAGCGCTTCCTCCTGGAGACCCGAGGAGCGAGCGAGCGTGCGGATGACCTCGTTGAGGTCCCCGCAGCACGGCCTGGCGGCGCCCCCTTCGAGGACGCCGTTCAGCTCTTCGCTCAGCTCCCTGAGTCCCATTCGGTCTTCTCCTGGTCAGCGGTCGATCAGCCGGTCGAGCTGAACTTCTGCTGGATGCGGAAGATGATGAACTCGCCCGGCTTGTTGGGCGCGATGTAGATGTCGCAGATGACCTCGCCCGCCTCCTCGTTGTCCGCCGTGTTGTTCGACTCGTCGCAGATGACCGAGACGGCGTCCGTGAAGGTGGTGCCGGCGAAGTAGCCCTGGTTGAAGAGGTTCCGGAGGAACGACTCGACCGAGACCTGGATGCGCTGCCGGAGCGACGCGCCCACGTTCTCGAAGACGAAGCCGTGCGTGCCGTTGTAGATGCTGCTCTTGAGGAAGTTGAAGAGCCGGCGCACCTGGACGTAGCGGAAGTCGTCCGGCGGGTTCTCCAGCGTGCGCGCGCCCCAGACCGCGCGGCCGGTCTGCGGGGTGTCCACCAGGGCGTTGACCTGGCTCTGGAAGAACGTGTCGATCTCGGCGAACTCCAGCCGGCGCTCCAGGCCCTCCGAGAAGAGCAGGCGTCCGTCCTCGGTTCCCGCGGGGGCCTTGGCGACGTTCTTGTTCGTGTCCGTGCGCGCGTACACGCCCGCGACGTGTCCGATCGGCGGGATGTTGGCGCCGCGCTCCGTGAACGGATCGGTCACGCGGATGTACGGGTAGTAGAGCGCGCCGTAGCTCGACGAGATGCCGAGCGTGAAGCGCCTCCAGTCGCGCACCTGCTGGGGCGTCATGCCCGGCGGGCTCGCGAGGATGATGAACCACTTCTGGTTCGTCTCGGCCTCGGCGATCTGGTCGCTGGCCATCGTCACGTCGCCGGCCGCGTCCGGGATGCCGACGTTCAGCAGCTCGTCGGTGGTGAGCAGCGCGTACATGCCGCGCCGATCGGACTTGAGGGCCGGGCTGGTCATCTCGGCGCGACCGATGCCCGCCACACCGTCCGACCCGCCGGTGAGGGCGTCGGAGGTGGCCGTGTCCGCCGGGGTGACACGCGACGAGATCTGGATGATCGAGCCGGGGCGCGCACCGGTCGGGACCGCGAGGTTCGAGGTCTCCGCCTCCGAGACCGCCGCCACGGTCCGGAAGGCGATCTTGCCGGACGTGTAGTTGACCCGGTTGTAGCCGGTGGGGGGCGCCGGATCGACATCGCCGACCAGGTTGCCGTTGCCGTCGTCCGTGATCGTGCGCGAGACGCCGGCCACGTCGGTGTAGGTGATCGAGACCGAGCCCGGCTGCACCGGCGTCGCCAGCGCGTCCGTGCGGAACCCGACCGGGATCGACGGGAAGCCGTCCGGGTCGGCCGCCGCGGTCGAGCCCCAGTTCTGGTTCGAGCCGTTGCCCGAGCCGCCGGAGCGGGTGCGCAGCTTGCCGTTGAGCGACGACGGGATGACCGGCTCGTTCGCGGGATCGACCAGCGTGATGAGGTCCGACCCCTGGGTGGGATCGTTGATGGCGGTGATGACGTAGTCCGGGTCGGACGGGTCCGTCATCGAGAGGTTCAGGAAGGTCTCCTGGACCTCGCCGTCGAGGAGAACCTGCACGTCCGCGCGCGAGTAGGTCGCGGTGGAGCGCGTGAAGGAGTCCTCGTTGCCCCGGACCTGGACCTCCAGGTCGTTGCCCCACGCGCCCTTCGAGATCGGATCGATGTCGAAGGCGCGGCACGTGTAGGCCGCGAGGACCGAGTTCCCGCGGGCCGGCGTCGCGGGGACCGTGGTGGTGAACGCGTAGGCGCCCGTCGCGTAGTCGATGGTGCCGGGCGCAGCGAGGTCGGCACCGGTCAGCGCGCCAGATCCATCGTCCGTGATCGTCGAGAGCGCGCCCTCCGGCGTGTAGCTCATCGTGATCGCGGTCGCGTTGTCCGGAGCCTGCCCCGTCTCCGCCGACAGCGCCCAGTGGCCGGTCTTGTAGTCGATGAAGCCGCGCGTGTCGCCCGCGCCGTCCTTGAGGATGCCGTCGAAGGCCGGGTCCGTGTAGGTGTACGGCGCGGCGGCGACGGTCGTCGTCAGCGTGACCGTGCCAGGGACGATCTTGGCTCCGCCAGCGACGGATACACGACCGGCGAAGTCGAGCAGGACGCTGTCCGTGGCCGGGGAGTTGTTGGTGGCCGCCGCGACGACCGGCGTGCCGAGCCGGCGCCAGGTGATCGACACCGACGACGCCTGGACCTGCGGCGCCTGCGCGAGAGACCCGGCGAACGCCACGACCGTTCCGTCGCCGGTCTCGATGGCCTCCTCGGTCACGTCGCTGGTGATGAAGCCGTCGGCCGCCACGGCGTCCGAGGCGACCACGCGCACGACGTACGCACGCCGACCGCCGTTCGCGAAGAACGCGAAGAGGTGCAGCGGCACGCCGCTCTGGTCGGTGAAGTCGCCGAAGGTCCGCGTGAACTGCTCGAACGACGACACCAGGACGGCCTCGTCGGTCGGACCGCGGAGCGTGAATCCGACGGTGCCGAAGGTGCTCGTGGACACGCCCGTGATGGGGGCGACGCCACGACGCCGCTCCTCGACGTAGACGCCCGGGTGCAACCTTTCGACCATGACTCAGCCTCCTGCGACGTTGGCGAGCCTGAAAGCCCGCTGATCCTGGATCCGACCCACCAGCGACACGACGTTGTCTACATGCTCAGGGAATCGACGAATCCATCCCTTTTTGCCGTGGAGGTTCTGGTGGATGAACACCACGAGCTGCCTCCAGAGAGCGTAGTCGAGCGACTTCTTGCTCTGGAGCGGAAAGCGATCGAAGTGGGGAATGACCTTCTCGACGAGTGAGTCGATATCCTCCACGCGCAGCGACACGGACGGGTTGGCACCTGGAACCGAAGCCCTGCGTTTGGACGAAACGGGCTTCTCCCTGACGGTGCCGGCCCCGAAGTACGCGACCAGCTTGTCGAGCGTCCGTCTGTCGTCGGCGCGAAGCTGGACTTGCAGTCCTACGTACTGATTGAAACACCGGTGGATCCGTCCCGACTGGGCCAGCTTCTCCTTGGCGGAGTACGAGGCGTAGAAGCATCCCTCGCCATCGATCAGGCCGGTGACCCACCAGCCGAACGACGGATCGTCGGGAAGCCTCAGACGCTCGACCATGACAGTGACCTCCGTCCCAGTGGGATGAGAAGAAACTCAGCGGCGCCTTCGGCGCCTTCCGCTGCTCTGCTTCTCCTGCTCCACCGGCGGACTGGCCCCTGGGCCATCCTCCGAACCTGCTTCTACTTCTGCCTGGGCAGCCTGCGATGCCGACCCTACCACATCCTGATCGACATCCGACCCATCGTCCTTGACGATCGGTTCGGCCTCGACCTGCGCCTCTTCTTCTTGGGGCGCCTCCGGAGCTGCCGGCGCTGACGCCACCGGCTGCTCTGACACCGCGTCGGACCGCGGATCGACCGGATCCGTCGTCGGCTTCGCGTCCTTCACCCGGACCACCATGTTGGACCGCAAGAGGTGCGAGACCGAGGCGATGGGTGCCTCGAACCTGGCCTTGGGCCGGATCACCACAGATCCACGGCCGGGGATCTCGACCGGGGTGGGAGACGTGCCCTTGTAGTGCCAGGTGGCCATCGTCACCGGATCCTTGCCAGCTTCGTCCTCAGAGGTCCAGTCCTGACGGTCAGATTCGGAGAAGTGGGGGCCTCGAACGGCTCCTCGAAGTCCAGTTCGCCCTCGACCCTGACCGGGATGGTGTGCCCGTGCATCCGTTCGGCGACGCCGCCGATCTCCGCCAGGTTCTCGTAGCTGTCCACGAACGCGTGGTAGCCGCGCTTGTCGCCCTCGGAGTCGGTCAGGAACACCTGGCCGTAGGCCGGCAAGCGCCTTCCCACGACCCGCAGGATCCGATCGGCCTGCCCCCGCAGACGCGCGCGTAGGTGTACGTCGTAGGAGATGTCGAAGGGGTACGTCCAGCCCTTGATCTCGACACGGCTCGGACCCTTGAGCCCGCCCGACGAAGTGACCTCCCGTGCGCCCTGCGCGGGGACCATGTACTCGTGGCCGCCGCCGAACCATCTCGCCATCGCCGGCTGGATCGAGCCGCGAGAGATGACGATCTGGGGCAGTAGTTCGTCCGAGAACGCGTCCTCGGCGTCCGACATGACGATCGGGACGAGACCGCTGTACTGGTCCGGTCCGGTCACGTTCGGGACGCGCAGCGCGTAGACCTCGGCGATCTCGCCATCCAGCTCGATCTGGACCTTCTCGCCTCCGATGGTCTCAGCCAGCCCGATGTCGAAGTCTTCGATGAAGACGGTGCCGGTCCGACCATTCGCCATCGGGTGACCTCACGTCAGCGCGCGCCGCCCGGAACCGATGTCCCGAGCGGCGCGACCCACGAAGGAGGAGCGATCAGCCGACGCCGCCGCCGACGTTCTGCGTGATGTCGCCGGCCGCATCGAGGCAGGCGCGAATCACCTCGGCGCCGAGCTGGGCGGTCTTGGCCGCGCCGGCCCACGCCGACAGATCCTCCGCCGAGGCCGAGTCGGGGTCGGGCATCGCGGGGATGAGCCCCTGCTCGGCCATCTCGTCGGCGACCGTCACGAGCATGTCGAGCGCGTCGTCCATCGACACGTCGCACCGAGCCGAGACCGCCATCATGGTCTGCTCGATGTAGGACTCGAACGCCTCGGCGTCCGAGTTCATGTTGTTGACGCCGCCGTCGCCACCGCGCAGCGGATCGCCCGACGGCGCCGTGTCGGGCGCGCCGAAGCTGCCACCGGTCCCGGTGTACATCTCGATGAGCCCGTGGTTCTCCGTCATCTGGAAGACGCTGAGGCCCTTGAGAAGGGCACCGTTGACTCGATGGACGTTCATGACCTTGTTCCTCCGCAGATCGTCGCTCAGGCCCGGATGTAGCGCTGGAAGCGCTGGACCTTTCGGATGTCTGAGACCTTACCAGTTTTCGCGACCAGCGGCCTCTTCCATCGCCTCTCGGAGGGGACCGCCAGCCACCGGAGGTACTTCTTGAGCTGCTGCTTGGCAAGCACCGTCTTCACGTAGCGGACGGCCGGCCTCCAGTGGGACACATGGGGTGCATCCCCGAGACCGAACTCCCTGCGGAGGACCTCGTACGCCAGATCCACGGTGACCCTCTGGTCGAGGAGCACCTTGTTCCTTCGGAAACTCTCGATCCCATGGGTCCTCAGCTCGGCCTCGATCCGCGGTCGCTCGGCCATCCTCATGGCCTCGATCTTCTCCGCGTCCTTGAGCGAGACCCTCCTGGAGATGATCTGCGCCACCCTCTTGGACGGCTCGTACGGGAGGGTGTCCATGGTCCACGGGTTGGACCTCCAGAGGGTCACGGCAGCCGGATCCATCGTCTTGCCCCCTGCGAGCTTGGGCTTGACGTAGAGCACGGTGCGGGGAGCGTCCGCCTGGGTCAGCCTCCTCCGGTGGGCGTACGCGGGCAGCCCGATCATGGCCACCCCCGCCATCCCGCGAAGCCTCACTCGACGAACCGTCAGGAGCTTCGCGTAGTTCGGGATGTCGGACGGCGCCATCCCTCTCAGGATCGGGAGCAGCGCCTTCGCGAGGTCGAAGGAGTAGTTCTCCTCGATCGCCTCGACGCGCCGACGCATCTCGTCCGCGAGCTTGTAGATGCGCTGGTTCTGCGCATGCTGGGTGACCTGGAACGAAAGCCCCGTCACCTCTCCACCCCCGTGTGCGAGTCGATCGGCTTCCACGGGTCGTCGCCAGACTCCATGACCCGCGTCAGCACCGGCAGGTGCTTCTTGCACACGCCGACCAGCCCGGGTCCCTTGTTCCCCTCGACGATCTTCGAGGCTGGCTGACCGCACCGGAAGCAGAGCTTCGCGATCATGTCCCGCGTGAGCGGCCCCTCGTACTCCGGGAACCCCATGCCTCCCAGCGGTCCGGCGCAAGCCTTCTTCTCGAAGGCCGCGCGACACTGGTCAAGACCTCGGTCGAGTCCCCAGTGGAGCTTCACGCACATCGCGCACGGGAAGGCGTAGCCCTTGGCGAGCGCCGACTGAACCTGGTCCTTCGGGATGGTGTAGATCACTGGCCGGCCGTGCTGTGCGCCCACTGCCTTCCGTACGGGCCGGGCTTGTTCGACCTGACGAAGAGGTTCGGTGGGTCCGATCCCTGGGGCGCCCCGAACTCCGGCGGCGTGACCCAGAGCTTGTAGAGCGAGGTGTCCACGTCGAAGTTCACGTCGGTGCCGTCCTCGTTGGACCTCACACGCACAAGACCGCGCTTCGGATCCACGTCCTCGACGTAGCCGCTGGTCACCACCTCTCCGCCCGGCGTGCGCACGACGACGAGCTGCCCCACGTGGATGGAGACCTTGATGGCATTTTCGAGCTGCTCGGAGATCCGCACGTCAGATCCTCGTGTTCTCGGTCTTGCGCGCCGGGTCGAACGTGGTCCTCGCCTCCAGACCGATCTTCCACTGCACGAAGACCTCCGACGACATGATGTTGCCGTCCGGGTTGGCCTTCACGATGTCCCAGAACTGGAACTTCCCCGCGCGCGCGTAGGGCTGGAGATCCCAGAACTCGATCACGTCGCCGATCTTGGGGTCGGGCGACCCGGCGTCCTCCAGCTCCTTGCGCGCGAGCCACAAGGTGGCGGTCGCCGTCTTCTTGAGGCCCTCGGAGCCCGACTGCGTGTCGATGTCGTCGCCCTGGCTGAACTCGACGGCGCCCATCATCTGCCACGGGCCCTGGAACGACCAGTCCTTGGCCTCGGCGCTGGGCTCCCTGTAGAGGGGGTGCATGTTCTTGGCGCGCCGGATCGAGTAGAGCTTGATGGGCGTGCCCGACAGGCGCGCCGGCTCCTGGGCGACCGAGTCCCAGAGCGGGCGCTCCACCGTGACCTCGGCCTCGTCCGGGAAGATCCTGCGGATCCGGTCGATGCCTCCGTCTCGGTAGAGCGTGTCGAGCTTCGGCTTGCTCATCACCGGCCCTGGAAGAGAACGTCTCCGACGTTGACGAACCCGGGCGCCGACAGCTCTCCGGCCAGCGCCGCCTTGGTCTTGGCGAGGTTCGCACGGAGGACCGTCTTCATGACGCTCTCGGTCTTGCCCTTGGCGCGATGCAGCCTTCGGAGCTGCCTCACGACGCGCAGCCTTTCCCCGTTGCGGTTGGCGGTGACCGCCGACGCAGGCGAAGCGAAGCGACCGTCCTTCCCGTGGTAGGTCGTGCGCGCGATGATCTTGTCCTTGAAGTCCTGGTCCATGGTCACACCGTAGGCTCGATGTCCTTGAAGATGCGCCGGAACTTCTGGAACTTCGAGGGCGGAGACCCCGGGATTCCTCCGTTGAGCGGCTGCTTCTCGTTCGCGTGCTGCATGGCCCGGCGCGCGCCCTTCTGGGTGGGCTTCACGTCCTTGACCTTGCCGTCCTCGCGGTACGGCCCCTTGAGGTAGCCGTGCTTCGTGAGGCTCGCCCGGCAGATGTTCCACGCTCCGCGGACGCTCTTCTTGCGCTTGACCTGGACGGCGAGGATGCAGTGGGCGAGCTGGGCGTTGATCTGCCCGGCCTTGTCCGCCGCCTTCTCGGCCGACTTCTTCATGACCTTCTCCAGGCTGGCCTTCCTGCGCGCCTGGCGCTCCGACTTCCGGGCCGCCTGGTTCTTCTCCCTCGCCGCCTTCATGGCGGCACGCCGCTGCTTGGCGATGGTCGCGAGTCGCTTCTCCTGCGAGGTCTTCTCGCGACGCTTCTCGGCCGCCGCTTGGGCCACCGCCTGGGCGGCCTTCTTCTTGGCCGAGGTGGCGTCCCTCTCGGCCTCCGCCTCGTTGTCCTTGATCGCCTTGGCCACCGGCTTGGGCGGCTCCGGCGGCTCTGGCTCCTTCGGCTTCTTGGCCTCACCGAGACGGCGCACCGCGATCTGGCCTCCCGACACCGCGTAGGTCGTCGGCCGATCTGACCTGAACAGTGCGTCGATGGAGACCAGCACGGAGTCACCCCGTGATGAACGGAACCGGCTCGCTGAGGGCCTTGATCTCCTCGTTGAGCGCCTCGATCTCCCCCTGAGCTTCACCCAGGAGGGTGTCGCCGTCCATGTTCTTCGACCCGCCGGCAGACGGCATCCCATCCGTGTACTTCCCTCGGACGCGCGCCAGCATCCACTTCGTCTTGGCGTGCGCGTAGCGAAGGATGATGTCCCGGTCCCGGAAGGTCATCCTCCGGCGGAAGTCGTTGACCGGCGTCACGGCCGGCGCGACTGGATCCTCCGTGACCACGACGGTCGAGAGGTAGTACGCGACCATCGCTCCTGACCGCTGCGCGTTGGGGTAGACGTGGACCGTGTTGGTCCCCTTGTCGTACTCCCACGCGGGCTCCGAGCCGACGATCCGACGGGCCGTCTCCGCGTGCTGGAGGATGAGCTTGAAGGTCCCGTAGAAGCTGCCGCCAGGTACGCCGCTGATCGAGCTGCAGGCGACCGGCACCTGATCCACGTCGATGAAGGCGTACGGGTTGACGGTCCCGATGATGTCGAGCGCCACGCCTGGGAAGACGACCTGGAAAACCACGTCGCAGTCGTCCGGCATCACGTAGTCCACGATGCCGGGAACGAGGTTGACGACGGCTCTCCGCTGGATGCCCTTGCGGGCCGCGTACCAGCGGAGAGCGTCGTTGAAGGCCGTGTCGAAGTGCTCCTGGAGCAGTTCGATCACGACCGAACCGCCACCGAGCTGGAGTTTGAGCCACTCGATGGCCTCGGTCCTGTTCATGGGGTCGGTCACGATCTACCTCCAGGATGCTTCGGTCTCGGTCACTCCTTGTCGCCAGCTCCGGCGTCGGAGCTGGCCCCGGGGCCAGGCGCCTCCGGATCGGTCTGACCGGTGCTCTCGGTCTTGGGATCCTCGTCGGTCTTGGTCGCCGACTCCTCGGCCGGCTTGGTGGCCGACTCCTCGGCCGACTTGCCCTTGCCCTTGCCCTTGCCCTGAGCAGACAGCTTGGCGGCGTGGGACTTGGTGGTGGTCCCTTCCGACGTGGACGCGGGGGGAGCGGCGGGCGGGGCCGGCGGGGCCGCGGGCTTCGGCTGAGCCGCGGCGGCCGGCTCCTTGACCTCCTGGAGGAACCCCATCCCCACGAACCTCGCCCACTGCGGTCCTTCGAGGATGTCCTTGTCGAGGATGCGGCGATCGCCTCCGCCGACGTGCAGCGTGAGGTCCTTGCCGAGCCACTGCCTGGCCTTCTTGAACTTGGGGGTGCTCATGGGTCGCTTCTCCTGGAGGTGTTGTGTCCCGCAAAAGCGAGACGGGCGAGACCGTTGTACCGGTCCCGCCCGTCGTCGTCTACCGAGACGCGCTCGGCCGTCGGCTCAGAGGCCGCCGGTGATCGTCACGCGGCCGTACCACTCCGAGCGGAGCAGCTTGGTCGCGTACCGCGTGCGCATCCCCTTCCGGTACGTCTGGTCCTCGGGGTCGAGGAACGTCGGCGTCATCTGGAGGGGGACGTACGGCGAGAACACGAACCCGGCGTCCAGGTAGCTCTGGCCGCGGAGGCCGAGCATGATCTGGTTGAACCGGAAGAACGGGTCCTGGTAGCCGTACCACTTGTTGGCGACGGGGCCGAGCTTGATGATGCCCTGGTGCGACGAGATCGGGCCGTAGCTCGGGGGAACCACGGAGCCGTCGTACGCCGCGCCACCGGGCGTCGCGGGGCCCATGCCCGACAGCCACGGCGGCTGGTAGTCGCCGTGGGTCTGGAGCTGGACGATCTTCGCCGAGACCTCGGGGGAGGTCACGAACCAGTTCGCGGGCGCGCGCAGCGTCTTCTTGTGGATGAGGAAGCTGACCGCGCTCATGCGGGTGAGGACCGAGCGGATGTGATCCACCTCGGAGATGCCCGCCGGCACCGTGAAGTCGAACGTCGAGGTCGTCGTGGCCGAGGCCGCGAAGAGCTGGTCGAGGATGTCACGGTCCAGTTCCAGCGCGATCTCCTGCGAGATGCCGGCGACCAGCTCCGTCTCCGCGTCGATGCCGTGGAGCGAGCGCAGGTCGTCCGCCGCCTCCGCCGACCAGCGCGCCTTGAGCTTGCGCGTGCGGGCGCGGATCGTCTCGAAGTCGATGTCGATGAACACGTCCGGCACCTGACGGTTGCCTTCCGAGTCGTAGAAGTAGGTGGCCACGATCTTCCGACCAGCGCCCGCCGCCGGAGCCGCGGTGAACAGGAAGCCCGTCACCTGACCGGTCGCGTAGTTGATCGAGCCCGCCGCCACGTCACCGGTGAAGCCGCCGGAGCCGTTGTCCACGGCTTCCTGGACCACCGTGCCGTCCGCGTCCACGTCCTGGATGGTGACCGAGTAGCCCTCGGACGCGTCGAGCGGCCGAACCGGGCTGTACTGGAGAACCACCGAGAGCGCAGTGCCGGCGCCGCCGTAGGCCACGCCGTCCGGGATCGCGAGCGTCTCGTCGGTCACCTTCTCCGAGGTGTAGTCACGGTCGAAGTTCTGGATGAGGTTCGACCCCGCCGAGGTCGTGCCCTTCGCCTTGCCGTGCTTGTACTCGAAGTAGAAGACCGCGCCGACCGGCGCCGTCATCGGCTGCACCGAGACGACCTCGTTCGCGATCAGGTTCGGGAACACCCTCCGCAGGACGGGGAAGATGTACTTGGTGTACGCGCCCGCGTTCGCCGCGAGCGTGTCCTCCTGGAGCTGGCGCTGCATGTCGCGCAGCTCGTTCTCGAAGAGGATCGCCATCACCTTGCGGGTGTAGGGATCCTTCACGCCACCCAGGAACCGCTGGAACTTCTGCTCCAGGAGGGCGGTGTAGGACTCGTCGCGGATGGTTCCGCCGCCCGCCTCTCGGAGCATCTGCCTTGCTTCGCTCATCTTCGTATCTCCTCGGGTTCAGGTCTCTGGCAGTTGGTCTCGCGCTGCTTCTACCGACAGACGCTCACTGGGGGCGGGGGTTGCCCACGAGCCTGTCGAACTCCTCGTCTCCGAGACCGAGCTGCTCCAGGAGGCCACCCCCCTGGATCCCGTTGCCGTTCTTGGAGCCGGTAGAGGACTGATCCTCCACCAGGCTCGAAGCCTTGCCGCGCTGCACCCTGGTGCGGATGCGGTCGGCCGCGTCACCGGACAGGTCCGGCGACGAAGACATGCTGAACTTGCCCAGCCACGAGTCCACGTCCTCGGTGGTGACGAAGGACGCGCTCTCGGCGAGCTGACGCACCCTGGCCGCGTCGGGGCGGCCGGCGATCTTCTTCTCCAGATGGAGCTGGAGCTGGAAGCCCTCGGAGATGCGCACCGCCTCGCGGGCCTTGCCCAGGGCCGAGTCGCGCTCCTCGTGGGCCTTCGCGATCTTCCGGTCGGACTCCGCCACCTGGGCGCGCAGGTCCTCGATCTGCTTCGTCAGCTCGTCGTGGCGCTCCGCCGCCTCCTGCGAGGCCGGCTTGGCGTGGACGAACTCCTTGAGCAGCGCGCTCACCTTCTCGTCCATCTCGTCCATGGAGCGGTAGGTGGTCACGTCGCCGATCAGGCGGATGATCGTGTCCTTGGACGGGTGGTCGCCCACGCGCCGCTCCAGGTGGAGCTGGTAGCCCGCCTTCTTGGCGAGCTTCTCGAACTCCTGCCGCTCACGGATGGTCTTCTGGACCTCCAGCTCGCGGTCGGCGAGCTGGGCGCGGAGCTTGGAGTTCTCCTGCTCCTTCGCCTCCATGTCGGCGCGGATCTTCTCGTTCATGCCGAACGAGGAGACGAGCGAGACGATCTGCTCCACCACCGTCTTGGCGGCGGCGACCTCCGGGTCGCTCTCCAGATCGGAGCGCGCCTTGCGGTACGCCTCCTCGGAGAGGTTCTCGATGGTCTTGCGCAGCTCCGCCTGGAACGTGCTCTTGAGCCGCTCCTTGGCGCGATCCTCCGCCTCCGTGATCTGGCGAGCCACGTCGCCCAGCGACGACTCGGCGATCTCCTTGAGGAGCCCCGGGTAGTCGCGGCGGAGCGACTCGATCGTCATGCCGGACTCGGCCTGCGAGATGTGCTCCCGCTCCTCCTGGAAGACCTTCGGGTAGGCCGTCCTCGTGGCCGGGTCGGCCACGAAGTCGAAGGTGTCGAGGCGGAAGTCCTCCAGGACCTCCTCGGTCCCGTCGGGCAGGCTCTTGGTCGATCCGTAGCCGCGCGACGACACGCCGACCTGGGCGCCGGCCTGGAAGAGGCTCTTGAGGATGCGCCCGTTCGGCGTGTCGAGGATCTGGGCCTCGCCGACGACCTCGTTGCCCTCGATGCGCAGCCCGGTCATGAGGTGCGAGACGCGCTGGAGCTTGGTGCGACCGTCGGCCGGGTGGTCCAGCTCGCCGTACGCCCGGCGAGCCTTCATGGACTCGTTGAGCCTCCCGATCTCACGGCGCCAGAGGTGCTCCTTGTACAGGCGCTTGTTCTCCGTCGCCTTGTCCGAACGCGCGAACTGACCACGCACGACGTAGCGCGCGTTGCCGGCGCTGTCCTTCGACTCCTCCAGGCGGAGGACGAAGGGCGCGTTCTCGATGAGGAGCTGGGTCATGGTCTGTCTTCCTCGTGGCGGTCAGAAGACCCGCCACCGCTTGTAGGCGAAGGGGGTCCGCGCGATCAGTCGTCCGGGCTTCTTCTTCGGTGGCTTCCGCTTGGGTCTCGGAACGATGTCCTTGGGGATCTCGTATCCGATCAGTTCGCGTCGTCCGCTGGAGTAGGCGGTTCGCCGCTTGCGAGCCCCCTCCCCCAGCAGGAGGGAGAGGGGGATCAGCGTCACCTCAGGCCCCCGCGCCCGCTCCGGCGTGCTCGATGGCCTGGAAGAGCGTGGGCGAGCCCATGCCCTCCCAGACCTTGAGGGCCTTCGTGGTCTGGTCGAGGACGCGGCGGAGCTTCTCCTCCTGCGCCTCGGAGATGTCGCTCTCGGCGATCTTCTCCAGGTCCTCGGAGAGGTCGGCGGCGATGTCCGAGACCGAGTACATCGTCTCGGCGCTCTCCTTGTCGCCCACCGCCTCGAACACCTCGCCGAGGTGCATCGCGAGCAGGCCGGCGTTGTAGGCCGCCTCCTCGTACGAGTTGTCGTTGTCGGGGGCGCCCGAGGTGTTGTTCAGCGCCTCGCGCAGGTTCGCGAGCGCCTGGTCGTTGTGCTGCATCACGACGCGCTTGCCCGCGGCGTGGAGCTTCGCCAGCATCTTGCTGCCGAACTTCTTGAGCTTCTTCTTGGCGCGCAGGAGGATCTTCCGGCGGTTGCGCTTCCGGTACATCCGGCTCGCGACGCGCAGGGCCGCCTTCTTGCCCTTGCGGTAGAGGCGCGCGGCGAGCTTCTGGGCCACCGACTTCCGGATCTTCTTGACGGCCCGGAACGCCTCTTCCTTGTTCGCGGCGGGATCCACGCCCGCCTGGCGCAGCTCGGCGCGCGCCTGCTCGGCGAGGGTCTTCACCTTGCCGCCCGAGGCGGCCGGACGGCTGCCTCCGAGCAGGTTGCGGTCCTCGGCGAGGCGCGACGGGACCTGGCCCTGCGGGGCCACCGGCGGTGACGCCGAGCCCGGACGGGCCTCGGCGAGCTTGCCGGTCATGCGGTCGATCTCGCCGAGGACCTTCCCGGCGTCGAGACCGACCTCCTTGAGATCCTCCTCCAGCGAACCGACCTTCATCTTGGTGCCCAGCATGTCTCGCTCCTTCGTTCTCAGGCGGCCTGCGACTCGAACCGGCGCGCCATCTTCTCGGTGAAGGCCGCCGCGAGGGACCACTCCCTCATCTGCTCAGCGATTCCATCGTGGAGACGGGCCAGGCACTTCGCGCACCCGTCCTCTGCCACTGCCAGTGCATCGTCCACGATGGAGATCATGCCGTCCAGGTCTTCCGCGAACCCGGAGGCGAACTCGACGAAGTCCGCGGTCGTCTCCGCATCGTCTGCGGATCCACGGACCCTGTGACTCTCACCCACCTGCCTGGCGAGCGAGGTCTGGTCACGAAGCCGGCCGAGGAACTCCCTCAGCGACTTCACGGCACCGACGACCGACTCCCTACGGCCCTCCGCCACCGACTCGTCGATGGCGTCCGCGGTGATGTTCTCGAACTGCGGCTTCGGGTAGGAGAGCCTGAGCGCCTCGGCACCGAGGAACTTGCGGATGTCCGCCTCCCTCTCGGTGACCATCTTGACCCAGTCGGCTTCCGTGAAGCGGTCCCTGTTCTCCAGGAACAGGTGCTCCACCGCCTCGGCCGTCATGGGAACGCCGCCCGTCGCGAGATCGAGCAGCTCCTTGAGCTTCTCCTCGGCCGAGTCGGAGTTGCACTCCAGCAGGTCGGAGACCGCCTCCTCGTACTTCTTGCGGATGGTGGACTGGCGGACCTCGCCCTCGATCACGGGGACATCGATCTGCCTCACGTTGGTGAGGACCACATCGCCGTCCTGCTCGGTCCACTCGCACCGGAAGAACTCGCCGTCGGTGTTCGCGACGATGGCGTGGTCGGTGTAGGTGCCGATCACGCGAACGGACGACTCGTCCTCCGCGCCGAACAGCTCGGCGTGGCCAGCCACGGCCTCCTCGACCGCGCCCATGCGGACCTCGAACGAGCCCGCCAGGAGCTTCGCCAGGAAGTCGCCGTCCACCAGCTTCTCAGAGGCCATTGGTTCCTCCGTATGACACTCGTTTCGTTCGCCTGTCAAGTATGGTCAGACCACATATTGTCACGTCACCACGGTCTGTTCACCGCAAGGTCTGCCGGATGTCGGCCAGCATCCCCTCGATCGAGGTGAGCCTCTTGGCCAGCGCCCGGTCGTTCTTCAACGCCTCGTGGAGCTTGTCCTCACCGTACCTGGTTCGGTTCTTGGACTCGAACTCCTTGCGCCAGCCCTCCCTGGTCGCGCGCATGACCTCGGAGAGCCTCTTGGCCCGGACGGCGTTCCCCTTGCGCTTTTCCTGTAGCGCCTTGCCGTACCTCCGGGCCGCTTCCTGACCAGGCTCTCCGCCCTGTTCTTCGTCCTCGCCGCCGGCCGGTTCTTCTTCGGCGCCGGCCTGGAAGTCGCTCTGCACCTCGGCCTGGGCCTGCATCGCCATCTGCTGGACGTTGGCCTCGGTCTCGCCCTTGCGGAGCTGCTCCTCTTCCCGCTCATCCATGAGCTGGGCGGCCTCCTCTTCGGAGAACTTGTAGAGCTTCGTGAGGATCCATCGTGTGCTGACCTGCTCGCCCATTCGGGCGGCCACGTCGGCCGTCGCGCTCAGGACCTCCAGCTTCGCCAGCTCCAGGATCGCGCTCGGAACCGACATCTGAACGTCGAAGTCCAGCCGGTCGGCGTCGGCGCCGATGGCCACCAGATGGACACGCAGGGCCTTCCGGAACCCCGAGCGCGTCTCGCGCTGGATGCGCATGACGGTGCGCGCGAACCGGATGTCCTCGGACGACAGAGACGCCCTGGTCGCCTCGCCCCCATAGCCGAGGTACGTCTTCGGCACCTTGAGGCCGGCGACGAGCTTGTCGCGGTGGTAGTCGAGCGTGTCGGTCTCGGCGTAGTCGGGACCCTGGAGCACCTCGATGCGCGTCGAGTCCTTGCCGTTGCGGCTCGGAATGAAGAAGTCCTCGTCGTGCGCCAGCGGGTTGTGGCGCATGTCGAGCTTCCCCGTCTGGGGGTTCATGAACTTCTTCTTGATGAAGTTGTTCTTGACCTGGTTCACGTAGGCGAGACCGCGGACGTTATCCAGCTCGCCCACGTCGATGTAGAACGCGTACCGCGCGGGCGCGCGCGAGAGCTTGTAGATGAGGATCGCGTCCTCCAGGAGGGCGAGCCGCTTCCAGATCCACCTGGCCGGGTCGGCGACGCCGTGGCCGTAGACCGACCTCATGTGCTTGCCGCGCAGCCTCCAGTGGACGACCTCCCAGTCCTCGAAGACCGTCATCTCGCCAGGCGTCCGTCCGCGCGACCTTCCGGCCGCCTGCTCCTTGGCGAGCTGGTAGAAGTCCTCCAGCGAGATATTGAACTCGCCGCGCGTGTCCTGGATGAACCCGAGGAGCTTCCCCTTCGGATCCTCGACGCGGCGAACCGTCGGCGGCGGGAGGTAGTTGATGCCGACGAGCCCCTGCTCGGCGACCACCAGCTCGCCGAACCCGTTGCCGTACTTCCCCAGCGTCCGGTTCAGCCCCCAGATGTCGTCCTCGACCTGGATCCTCTTGTGGAGGACCACGTCGAGTTCCTTGGCCACCTGACCGTTCTCGCTGGTGACCCAGATCGACTTGCCCTCCTCCATGTCGGGCATCGTCGAGTCGTCGGCGTAGATGTCGTACGCGGAGCTGATCTCCGGGTACTCGTCCATCTCCTCGTAGTCCGCGTAGCGGGCCATGAGGTCCTGGTCGATCCGAAGGTGCTCGGCGAGCGTGTCGTAGCCGAACTGGGAGACGAGGTTGTAGGGCAGGCCGGCGCGTTCGACCGATGGCATCCCGCCCTTGCGGAGATCGGCGGCGACGAACTCGGGGGACCTGGCAAAGAACTGCCTGAGGCCCTGGCCGACCTGCTGGATGAACCCCTCGACGAGGGAGCGCTGCTTCTTGGGTGCCACGTCACCCCTTCACGAAGGGAAGAGGAGGAGCGCCGCTGCCGCCGCTGCCTCCGGAACCTGAGCCGGGCTTCACCATACCGCCTCGGGGCGCACTTCTGCCACCTTCCTCTCCTACCATGACCGACCCACCGGTCACCCAGGACGGATCGTCTTTCTTCTCCGAGGCCGTGTCGCTCACGCCCAGGAGCGGCGGAATCGGCCTCCCGGGGCTTCGCTGCGTGACGGAGTAGATCAGGCCGCCGAGGGCATCCGCTAGATCCTTCGACCCTCGAACCTGGTTGCCCTTCGGGCCGGTCATGGTCTTGGGGTGGTCGATCTTGACCTTCCCGCCGGAAGTTGGGACCCGCTGGAGGTTCCTCAGCTCGGCGGCGAGGTAGAGGTGCCTCTGGGTTCGGAGACGCCGCTCGTAGAGCGCGCCCTTGAGCACGTCGTACGGCTCGGTCGTCCGGTCGAGGGAGATGATCTCCGCCTCGATCCCCCGCTTCTTGAACTGCTGGATGCTGTCCGCCGACTGGTACTGGTCCATCGAGACGAAGCCGATCTGGAAGCCGTGCTCGATGAACTGGTAGATGATGGACCGCACGTCGCTCAGCAGGATCTCATCGCCGGGGGGCGGGACAATCCGGAGCAGCAGGTCGGTCTCGATGACCGGCGCCAGCTCGGAGAACTCCTCCCCGCGCCAGTCCCTCCGAACCACCTCGGTCCAGTTCGCGATGTGGCCGATCGCCAGGCCGGTGGCATCTCCGGTGAGCGACGCGTCGATGTGGGCGTACCTGATCTGGTTCGGGTGCCGGTGGGGTAGCCATGCCATCTCGACGAAGCCACCGGCCAGCTTCCTCTCGTACTGCCTGGCGATCGCCTGCCACTGGATCTGGAGAGGTGCCGACGGGACCCACTCCTCGATGACCGCTCCGCCGTCGTCTCGCGTGCCGATGGGCAGCGTTTCGTCCACCGCGTCGAAGATGGTGTCCGTGCGCTGAATGAACGGGCTGACCGACTCCGTGGCGACGCCAGCGATGTCTCGGAGCGAGCCGTCGATGTCGCGCTCGAAGTCGTTCCGGTAGTCGATCGGGACATCGACGATCTGGAGGCCCAGCTCCTTGTAGCGGAGGATCTCGCGCTCGTCCGCGTTGTCGGCGAGGATGCGGCTCTGCACCTTCTCGTTGCCGGCGACGACGCGGAACGTGCCGCGGGAGAAGAACTCGGGCGGCTTCACGTCCCAGGTCGCGTACTCGCGGACGAAGAAGTGCTGGTCGCCGGTGTCCCTGGCCTCCTTCACGCGCTTCTCGATGAAGGCCGTGGGCCTCTCCTTCGACGACACGGTGAGGAGCACGCCGGGAAGCCGTCCGCTCCGCTGGAAGCGCGACTTCATTCGGCGGATGATCGACTTGTAGATCTTCTCGCCCGTGTCGGTCGCGACGAACTTGCCGCTCCGATCGACCTCCTTGTCGTTGCCCATGAAGGAGGTCTCGTCGATGAACCCGGCGAAGACGTTGAGGCCGATGATCGCCGACGAACCGGTCGAGCCAGCGACGACCTGGACCTGGTTCGGGAACTTGATTTCGAGCTGGCTGGGCGCGGCCTTGAGCGGGAAGTGCTCCTTGAAGTAGCGGCTGTGCTCGATCTTGCCGACCAGCTCGTTCACCGCGACGCGGCGCGCGACCTTCTCGGTGACGCTCAGCATCGCGACGTAGATGTACGACCCAGAGTCGATGCCGTATGCCTTCTGCGGGCTGCGCAAGCACGACATCTGGTAGACGACGTACGCCATCGCACACGTCGCGAAGAAGCTCTTGCCCCATCCGAGCGAACCGCCGAGAACGCCCTCGTAGTAGTCGCCCTCGAACAGCTCCACCATGTCCTCGCGGAGCCTCGGCCATAGCGACTGCCCCGTCTCTCCGAGGAAGTACGGATCGGTCAGGAAGGTCTCGATGGAGACCGGCTTCCGGATGTACTCGGCCTCGGCGAGCCGCTCGTACTCGCCCGCGCGCCCGCGCACGAGCTGGTTGTGGACCTCCTCCAGCGCCTCTCGTTCGTGAGGCTGGAGCCTGGAGATCTGTTCGAGGAGCAGCTCTTCCTCTTCGTCCTCGGTCCGGACCGACCGAGGGCGGCCCTTGTCATCGAGGATGGGCACGGATCACCCGGCCGCCCGGCCCTTGTCCTCCCCGCCCTCCGACTCCTTCTTGCGCTTGCGCTCCTCCATCCTCGCGAGCTTCTCCACGAGCGAGACGATGCGGTGCCTGGACTCGGGGTTGGACAAGGTCTGCTGCGTCTTCTCGGAGTAGCCCTTGATGTCGAGCTGCTCTCGGAACTTCTGGTCGCCATCGGTGAGACCGAGGGTCTTCTTCATCTCGATCCGGAGACCGAGCATGGCGTGCGCGACGGCGTACTCGCGGTTGAGGTTGTCAATGTAGCCGCCCTTCTCCGCCTCCATCCGGGTCAGCCTGTCGATGCGGTGCCGCTGCGCCAGGTAGAGAGCTTCCACCTCCACCAGCTCGTCGATGCCCCTCTCGACGTGGCGGTCGTAGATCTTCCTGGCGATGACGCTCGGCAGGAGGCTGCCCACCTCGCCCGCGCGCCCGCCGCCGGGGAACTGGATCGCCTCGCCGTCGCCGTCGCCGGGCTCGTCGTCGTCGTCCTCGTCGAGCAGCTCTTCGTTCGGCGTCGTGTTGAACCAGCGCTTGCTGTCCTCGGCGAAGCGCTCCGACGCCTGCTTCCGCAGATCGTCGCGCCTGCGGAGCAAGGCGTTGGCCAGCGAGACCTGCTTGACTTCGGTCAGCGCGTTCTGGTCCTCCTGGATGAACTTGGCCACATCGACGGCGGACGTGCCCTCCATGAGCATGAGGTCCACCGTCTTGACAAACGGAAGATTCCCGATGAGAACGGGGATACTCGGCTTGTTCTTGATGTGCGTCACACCAAAAGGATGCCTGAGCGGTCGTTATCAGGCAAGTTCCGTTGGTATCACTCGCCCGAGGACGACACCGCGAGGATGATGCCGGCCATCGCCGTCAGCTCCCCCTTGAGCTGGTCGCACGGGATCCCTTCCATGGACCCCACGGAGATGCCCTTCGGGATGTCGCCGTTGGGGTAGACCTTGACCTCCTTGCCGTTCTCGATGATGGAGGGGTCCTCCAGTTCCCTGATCCAGTCGCTCAGTCCCTTGCGGACCTGCTTGAGACTGGCGAGCACGAACTCCCTGGACAGGTTCATCGGTCTTCTCCTTCTGGTTCCTCGGTCTCCTCACCGGAGACCAGACTCTCGATCCGCTGGGCGGTGTCCCACCCGTACACCACCTCGTTGGTGCCCTTCTTGATGGCGACGATGTCCACGCCGAGCTTCGCCTCGATGGACTCCAGCGCCTCGTCCGGCACTCCGTAGACCACGGTGCCCTTCTTCTGGTCGAGCGCGATGACGAAGACGCCGAAGTTCTTCTCCAGCCCCTTCATGATGTCGCGGAAGTAGATGCGGCTGCGGAGGTCCTTCACGGTTGCCGCAGCACCCGAGTAGAACGAGAGGAAGTGGGTGGCCATCATCTCCAGGGCCAGACCCCTTCCCACCTCGGACTTCGCGGGCCTCTTCGTCAGGTCCATCGTTTCCTTGAGCACGTCGTAGGTGGCAGCCACCGCCATCTCGATGTGATCTTCCTGTTCGCGGTCGATCTTCGCGGTCCACTCGATGCGAGTGGTCGCCCGTTCCTCCTCGGTCGGGACCGAGATGCCTTGGCGAATGTCCGCCGGATCGCCAGCCGCGTGGCTGGCCGTGGTGCCGGTGGCGACCGGAGTCGTGTTCACCGGCGCCACGTCCACCCCCTTGGAGGTGGCCTTCTTGACCGGATCGACATCCACCCGCTCGTCGGCGTCGCTCGCGATCTGACCCGAGTCGCGGCTCTCCTGGCCCTGGGCCAGATCGGGGACCTCGGACTTGGGCGGCGGCGGCGGCAGCGCGCTCTTCTCGGCCGGTCGCTGGAGCGCCAACCCCTGCCGGCGCGACACCCCGGCCTTGTCGAGCGCGACGCGCGCCACGCGCTCCAGGTCCGGCCTCGCGAGCGCGCGCGCCTCCGCGAACCACTGCTCGTAGTTGCCGTCGTCCACGAGGCCGACGAGCACACGCGCCTTGGTCCACCCCACTTCCCGGATCAGCTCGCGGATCTTCGGAAAGTGCTGGAGGGCGCTGAACCACCACCACATCGCGACCATGTGGTGGATGTTCCGCACGTGGAAGTGGGTCTCCACGTCCACGTACTCCTCCCAGGTCTGGAACGGCTTGCCGGTCTGAGGGTTCACCCACTTGGAGTAGATGGCCTTGGAGCGGACGCTGTAGAAGAGCGCTCCCAGCTCCAACCGGTCGTCGTCGAGCCGCTTCGAGATCTCCTGGATGCGAGCGCGGATGCGGTCGGCGTTCTGGTCGGTGACGACCTCCGTCGTGATGTAGCCGCCGGTCAGCGCCACCAGGTTGCTGGTGCTTCTGTCCTCGACGACTCCGTCCACGGCGCCGTCGATCTCCTGCTCGTCGTCGTCCTTCTGCTTCGTCATCCGAACTCCTTCTCCTCGACGACTCTCTTGTCGAAGAGGAACCGTGCTACCACGGCGGCGTCAGCTTCGTGGTCGGTCTTCACGTCGTACCCGAGGCCGTCGCGAACGACCTCGACGATCTGCTCCTTGGTCGGCCTTCCGTACCCCATGACGTGCTTCCGCCCGGTGTTCGGCGGCACGATCTCCGGGATGATCCGCAGCGCGAGATAGAGCTGGGTCTTGAGGACTCCCGCCACCTCGCCGATCTGGTGCGCCTGGAACCTGGCGTCCATCGCGTAGCCCTCGATGCCGACGTGACGGATCTTCCAGGTCTTGCAGATGCCGATGACCTCGTTGGCGACCGCAAGCATCCGCTGGATGCGGTCCGCCTCCGTGATGGGCGGATCGCTCTTGCGTTGGCGCGACAGCGGGTAGTGCAAGGTCTGCGCGCGAAGGAAGATGCCCTGCTCCGACAGCACTACCAGACCCGTGTTCGCCGGAGCGAGGTCAACGCCGAGAACGCGCCCAGAGCACTGCCACCTCGACACACGGGCACTCGCCGTACGTGCCTGCTCCATCATGCGGGCAGCGAGGGACGGGTCGTGTTTCGTCTTCGAGCGCTTCGCGGAGGCCACGAACCTTCTCCTTCTGGGCGTGGATGTACGCCGCGTCGTATGCGACCTGGTGCTCCACCAGCGCCTCTTCGAGCGTGGCTGCTCCCGGGTTGAAGTACAGCAACCTGCCCGACCGGAACGACCCGGCGTCCAGGTACCACTGGAGCTGAGCCACGTCGTTCTTCCTCGGCGCGTCTCGCACCGACGGGATGATCGTCCCGTCCCTCCTGGTGAACGACTTGTCGAGGTTCTCGGTCGTCTTGAGGTCGAGGACCTCGATCGGGTTCGGCGCGAGATGCAAGAGGCCGTCGCTCTTGCCCTGCACGAACAGATCGAAGTCGCGGAACTCCGGCTCGACGAACCTGAACCTGGTCCACTTGCCGTTCTTGAGCGCGCACCTGCGGCACTCGGAGGGCCTTGGGACCGACGACCGGAACGAGACCGTCGGGATCGACTTCTGGTCCTGCTCCTCGTCCGAGCACGCCGCCCCGTGGATGAACGCGCACCTCGGGCACTGCCACCCGCCGAGCAGGTTGCCCATGGGGCCGAGCCATAGCTCCTGGACCACCATGTGGAGCGCTGTCCCGCGGTCCATCCTCCATCGACCCTTGAGGTCGATGTCATCGACCATCCTCACCTTGAGCCGGTGAGCCATCACCAGCGCGCGCGGGCACATCTCCGGGATCCGCGAGACGCCGAGCCACAACTTCGGCCCCGGCGGATCGTCCTCGCGGTGGACGATGAGGCTCTCCATGAGCAGCGGCACGAGCGCACCGCGCTGATCACGCAGCTCTCGAATTTTTCCGATCAGGTCGGCTAGAGCCATGGTCTATTGCTTCTTACCACCCAAGATGCCGCGATTCAAGAGAACCGACCGCACGTTGGCCAGGGTTGTCGCGGGGGTCGGGACCGGGTCTTCGGCGACAAGCCCCTCGGGGGTCTGTCGCACCTTCGCGCCCGGTGGTCCCCAGAATCGCAGCTCGTAGGCGGCGTAGGTTCCGTGCTCGCCCTTCTCGGCCGCGAGGAGTCTCTGCATCACGTCCACGAGCGATCTCGTGTTCAGCAGCCACATGGCGACGATCTGCACGGCGGGATCGGGGTCGAGCAGCGACTCGTGAAACGCTCGCTCCTGGAGGTCGTTCAGCGGCTTCTGGTACCCGCGTCGCTTCGCCTGCTCCATGCACCCGAGCATCTCTCGGTGGACCAGATCCCACACGTCGTCGTCCATGAACCTGGACGACAGGGAGATGCGGTCGGTCCTCATCCGGCCGATGGCGTCGGCCGCGTGGGCGAGAACCGAGCCCAGCACATCCTCCCCCGGCCGGACACCCTCCCACCTGGACGGCTCCCCCGGTGCATCCTCGGGTCGGATGTCGAGGACCTTCCAGAACCCGTCGCCCGCGTCCTCGGACAGGTCCTTGTCCGCGAAGACACGCTTCCTCCACGCGTCGTCGAGGTAGACCGCCAGCTCGCCGCGCGCGACGAGCATCCCCTTGAGCACGTTGTAGTTGATGAGCCGCTGGTCGTTGCACTTCTCGAACGCCATCCACTTCGACAGCCTGGTGACGTACGCCTTGTAGCGCTTGACCTCGTCGGCGGGCGGCTCCGGAAGGTCGATCTTCCGGAACGTCGGGCGCGCCAGCCTGGGATCTGGCCCGGGGCCATCCACGGACATCACCCGCCACCACCGGCTCGCTCCAGGAGCGCCTGGAACGCCGTGAGCGGCAGTGCCACCCAGGTTGCCTCGGGCGCCCCTGACATCCCGCGCATGACCTCGTCGTCGAACTCGATGCTCAGGGCCGGATAGCTGTCTCTCGCGTGCGCCTCACGCGTGACCTTGGCCAGCCACTCCGCTTCGACACGGATGGACTTCTGACCGCTCGTCCGCTTGCACTCGATCACCAGCGGGAACTCGCCTCCGGCCCCAGCTCGCACATCGCCCTTCGCGTCGAATGCACCTGACCCGGGTTGTCGGCGACCTCCAACGGCCGCGGCGACCTTCTGCTCGTGTGCCTTCGGCTTCCTGCGGTTGGTCTTGTCCTTCTTCCGCTCCTGCTCGCTCCCGGCGCGAAGCAGGAACGGAACGGGTCCGTCCTTCGCCATCACCCCTCCGCTGGCGCCGACTTGCCTGCGCCGATGGCGCCCTGCGAATGCAACACGTGATCGAGCAAGGCCGCCCGGACCCGGCGCTTGAACGCCGCGTCTTCCCGCACCTTCGCGAGAATCTCCTTCTGCGAGGTCCAGGTGTAGTCGCCGATGATCTCCCGCATCTCTTCGTCGCGCGGCATGTAGATCGCCTTCTTCTTGTCGTTGACGATCAGGTAGTGCATCGCGAGCTTGAAGATGTAGTCGTCCTCCAGGACGGTGCCCTGGGGCCCGCGGTCGTTGTCGCGCATCGACTGGACGTACTCGCCCTCGGATCCGTTCGTGGCCGCGACCCTGTTCTTCGTCGTCTTGAAGCTGATCGTCTCCTCGATCGGGATGGTCACCACCTCGTCCTTGGCGCCGTACTGCTCGGCGACCGTCTTGCGCTTGCTGCGCAGGAACTTCACCTCGGCGTGGATGGCGAAGTCCTGACCCTTGCCGCCGGGCTTCACGGTCGGGTCGCCGAACATGACGCCGATCTTCTCGCGCGTCTGGTTCGTCCACATCTGGGTCATCGGACGTGACCTCACCTCCTGCTGGATCATCGCGGAGACGAGCTTGCGGCCGGCCTTGTTGACGATGCGCGCCTGGAGGCCCTGCTGCCACTCCTCCATCGAGGCCGTGATCTCCTTCTGCGGCACGAGCTGAGCGATGGAGTCGATGACCATGAGGTCCACCTCGTTGGTCAGCGCCATCGCGTGGCAGATGTCGATGGCCTCCTCTGCGTTCGTCGGCTTGATCAGGAGCACGCGTCGGCTGTCCACGCCGAGCTTGGCGAACCACCCCTTGTGGTACGCGTTCTCCAGATCCACCCAGGCGATCACGAACTCCTCGTAGGAGTTGAGCTGGAGGCAGAGCTTCCAGCGCTCGACGCGCGCCGCGTACTCCTTGGGCTTCTCGGACGACTCCTTCTTGGGCTCCTCCTCGGTCCTGAACAGGCCCTCGGCGAAGCAGTCGCAGTAGCCGCTCGCCGACCACCTTGCATCGTCGCCCAGCTCGGCGATCTCCTCTTCCGACGGAGGAACGCTCTCGACCTGACCGGGGATGCGCTCGATGCGAGCCGAGACGTTCTCGGCGGACCCGTAGTAGACGTGTCCGGCCTCGGCCGACCTGGCCGCCAGCTCCATGCCCATCCCGACCAGGTAGTCGTGAGCCTCGACCCTGGTGAACACCCTGACCTCGCCGTCGTCGCCGTCGGCCATGCACAGCGACCCGCCGGTGCCGTCGCCATGGGTGCCGACGAAGACCTGCCACGCGTCACGCGATGCCGGCCGGAAGCAGTTGCGGCAAACACCCTGGGCGATGCCGCACGTCCTGGCGATGGACGTGGTCTTGCCGCCCGACTTCTCGCCGTAGAACATCGTGATGTACCCGACGGCGACACCTCCGCCGAGCGCGGTGTCGAGGGTCAGCGAGCCGGTCGAGAGCCACCTGTCGTCCCTCAGCCTGGAGGCCACGCCCCCGACCTTCTTGGCCTTCACGGTGTTCTTGGAGAACAGGAACAGCTCCTTCTTCTTGGCCATGATCAGAAGCTCCTGCTGGTGCTCTTGCCGCTCTTCTTGCTGCTTCCGCGCACCGCCGACACCTCGGCCTGGCACCGCTCCTCGGTCCACGCTGCGCACCACTTGTCGCACGCGTCCACATCCTCGGGGTAGCAGGGCATGGAGATCGACACGTCGAAGCGCGCCGACTCGTAGTTCCCGAGGTTGAGCGTGAGCCCGTAGCCGCGCGTGACGATGGCCGGCGTCGTCTTGAAGACCGCCGGCTCGATGATCTCCTCGGTCTCGGCGATGACCTCTTCCTGGCCGCTGCGGACGAAGCGTCCACTGATCCTGGCGATGCCCGCGTACTCTCCGGGCTTGCGCTCCGTGGTGCCCATCCTCTTCTCCTTCGGCTGCTGCTTCTTCTGGATGTGGTGGTCAGACCTTCGGCCTGGTGGTCAGGCGGATGGCCTCGTCGAGGTCCTCTCCGGCGTAGGCCACGGGGACTCCGAGCGCCGCCCACTGCTGGCGGATCCTCTCGCGCATGTCCGGATCGACGGGGAAGAGCCGACGCTTGGAGCCGACCTCGGCGGAGATGGCGTCCATCATGGCCGGCGTGTAGAAGCGGAACCCACGGCCATCGCGGTAGGGCGTGTCGGGGATCAGCTCCTTCTTCCGCCAGTGGTTGATGGCCTGGACGCTCCGCTGGAGTCGGATCGCCAACGCGCCCACCGAGCAGAGCTGGACCTCGGTGCCGTCCGCGCTCGTCTTGATGATGGGCTTCTGGTAGCGACGGGTCTTCACCCGCGACTCCCCACGTTGGTTCCTGCGGTACTCCCGCGAGGACTTGAGCACCTTCTCGCGGTACTCGGGGTCGGAGGCGTACCGATCCCTTCGCGCCTTGAGAATCGTGTCCTTGTTCTCCTGGTAGTATCCCTGGAAATAGCCTGGCCTGTTCGCCACTTTGTGTAACTCCTCCGCCTTCTAACCTTAGATCTTACGAGGTGAGAAGGAATAGTCAAGTCCTCACTTCGGCCACCTTCACGCCGTTTTCCCTGTAGAAGTCGAGGCGGTAGCGCTGCGACCTCTTGGCGATGGGGACCGTGACATCGACGATGTCGAGCGCGATGGGCTTCGGCTTCCCGGTACATCCAGACGCTCTCCATGGGCAGAGGTGTTCGCACGTCGCCGGGTCGATCTCTCCGCCGTGCGCCTGGGGCACGCAGTTACGCCTGGCCCGCCCGAACGACTGCTCGATGTCGGACATCGGGGTCGCGAAGACCAGCGTGTCCACGGCCGGGATGTCCACGCCCTCGGAGCACATCTGGTAGGTGTTCCCGGTGATGAAGATTCCACCCGCCGCAGACCTTGCCACCCAGGTCCCGTTGCGGGTGCGCGGACACCAGACCTTG